TGCTCCATATCCTGGGCCTTCTGGAATAAGAGGGCCTGCACACCCAATTACATCCCCAGCGGTTATTTGGATGTGACAGAAAATCTTAGAATATTGCCCGTCCGCAAGATGAATAATACCATGTGCTATAGCATATGCTGCATAGTACCACCACAACCCATAACCAGTAGTGTCGGCTCCCCAATAGAATAGTATTTGGTTCGTACCGGGAAAATATAATTCCTGATGTGTAATTTCGGCATGAGAACTGCCGTACTCATATATGTCAGCATAAGCGGTTGACTCATCCAGATTTAAGTCTGGTCCCATACCTGCATCAAACCCCTCATCCATCACTAGTTCGTACCCAGCTATAGAAGTAGCCGCAGACTGAGCGAAAGTACCTTCCATGGTATAGACATTGCCATTAATTGAGAGTACATATAAGTTGCCAACAGCAATTCGTGCCCCGCTTGCATCGATACCATAAAGATGTAAGTGCGAGTAAGAACTTCCTCTGTTAGTGATGTTGAATATGAGAACTGTTCGATTAGTCGCCGCTCCTGAGCGGAGAGTACTTGTATGCCACAAGTATGTGCTATGAGTCCCGGGTGTCGAGGAGTTCCCATCTATCCACGGTCTATCCCAATTAGCAAAGAATGGACCGTTTGCCGGAGAATCATCTAGGCAATTTTCTGGCGGCGGTGGAGGAGGAGGAGGCGGCGGTGGCGGTGTCACAATAATCGGAATAATTGGGGGGAATATAGGGATTGGGTACTCAATAGGCGTAATGTCATCAGGTGGTTCAACGATGATGGGGATACCACCTGTAACCACGTTGACTACTTCAACAGTCTCAGGTTCTCCATCGACCTCGATTGATATGCTTTTAGCCTTGTCGTTGAATGCAATGGTCATTCCTCTTACAAATATGTTGTTGCTGATAGTGATCTCTCGGGGATTCATGTCAGTATCTGTTACCACAAACAGTTGTTGCTGCGGACACACGTCTACCAGCCGCATATTGCTGGCCAACTCGATACGCATGTTGGGATATTCGTTGTTACGTTGGGCTAGAATGAGTGCGGCTAATTCGTTGCAATGCTCTTGGTCTTCTACGATTACTTTGTCTATCCCCTCTGTCCTGCCATACCTACCCATAACATGACCATAAGCTAGTGCATGTACTGCATATCCTGTCACACCGTCAAACCAAACACCTGAGAGGTCAATCGTGCTAGTTGGGTCGACAGTCGAGCGCTCAACTTCTATCTCGCCTATACGATCATATGCTTCAATGGTCATCACGCTGATGAAGTTTCTTTCGCCAAGTGGGACGTACTGGCCGTTAACTTCTATAAACAATCGTCCGTACCGGTCACAACACGCCGTAGCTAACATCGTGCTGTACGCTTGGCCTGTTATTTGTTCCCATAAAGAGCCTACTGACACCGACTCCATAGTGGGTATCAACTGAGTACTCCCCGTCAGTTTAACATCTATTACCACAGTAGCAGTAGAGCGCCAATGAAGCAGATCCCACAAGCCCTTGTCTACTGTCAGGTCTAGTACGTAGTTCCACTCTGTTGGGGCAGTCTCACTATGTCGTAGACCGGATATGAAGCCCTCCATTTGGTTGAGCCAGTAGTTAGGGCCGTGAGCAGTGAATGAAGCAGTCCCGCCGTCGACATCTAGCTTCAAGTCCTCTTTGTCTATCCAGCCACTGGCTATAATGTTCTCGCATCCGGGGATCTGCCCGATGCTAAGCTCTGTATGGCCATTCAGTATTTGGATGGTTACAGAGGCACCAGCTGATTCGTCTACTATAGTTTCTGTAACGATGAGGTAGGACGAGCCGCTGCCGGAGAGGACAGTAAAAGTACCACGGTTGTGGGCTGACCCACTTACTTGAATAGTTGATCCTGCAGGGAATATATCTAGTCCTGAAGACTTCTTTATCTTGTGTGAGGAGGCCTCAAATGATATCGCTGCAGAAGTTAGGTGACTAGTTACATCTCCATACCAGTCTCGTGCAAACAAAATCACCTGTGCTCGGTCACGAACTAAGTCCAGGTCGGCGTGGCCGTACATAGTCACTTTGAAGTCCCAGCCGCCGCCCTGATAATCGCCGCGGCAGGATGCGAGTTTGAAGTCGCTAACTGGTAGCGATGTATCGTCATACACTACTATAACACGACGTCCTGTAAAGCTCTTACCACCGATTGTTACTTCACAAGAAACTCGGTGTGTCCCGGGTGCGTGGAAGTGAATGGTTGGATTGGCTATAGAATCGTCATCAATTGTACCAGTTGCAGCTGTCCACAAATAGGCTTTTCCGTCGGATGAACTAAGGCAGTAGGATTCGGACGCGTCCATTTGGGTGGAAACACTGTTACCTGGATGCGCAGCCAAAACACCTTTATAAAACAACACACGGTCTGGCCCCAGCACTGGCACAGGGTCTAGTAGTTCGTGCTGATCAGTGTACACAACGTTTCTATCCATGTAGTCAATGTGCTCGTCGCCGGACTGAACATACTTGTGACGAGGCCATAGTCCATACTCGTCGATAACAGTCAGATGCATGTCATCGGCGAATTTCACTTCAGATGTTTCGCCGATGTAGAGCAATGCGTCAGTGGCAGGGGCGTCAGCTACACCGTCCTTACGCATTCGTGCTATTCCCAAATCACATTCGCCTTCGTTAGATCCTACTAACAAGGTCATATCAGGAAGTATGTTAGCCCAAGAGCCAGGTTCATCGATGGTATCGTACTCTATACTAGCAATCATGTCGTTGTTAATGCTAGCGTTGTTGACTAGAGCCTTGAACACTATCGCAGGTTGAGGGAAAGCTAAATACAACCGACTGTGTTGCCCGTCGGTTCTCAAGTACGCTTTCTCGTCAGTAGAAGCGTCTCGAAGGGCCATTGGGGATCAGCCTCCTTGTAGTTCCAACTGCCTGAATTCAAGGGTGAAGTCGAGAGCCTTGGTGTTGTCAGTTTCCTCGTCAATCGATGGCCATATCATCTGACACAAAAAGTACTTGGGAGCTCCGGCGTTGTCCTTGGTATATGTACGTATGTATACTGCCGATGATACTCCCGGGCAGAATTCACGTAGTTTGTCTCTCATGTTCCTTGGGAGGAAACCCCAGTGCCATGATGCAACAGGAGCACCAATACCTCGTTTGCTCCCGTCAGCTAATTCTACTATTGATGAGTACAACGAGAACGTAGACTTAGGTGGAATGATAGGGACCGCAAGTTCCTCTAAGTTGGTTATCGGGTCTGCCCCTCCCGTCATAGTAGTGCCGATCATAAAGAGATATCGAGTGGTCATTGTTTCATCGCCTCCGCAACCACCTCATATGAGACTTCGTACATGTCGCGTCTAATGGCTGCACGATCAGCTTCGGTTACGCCAGTAAACTGTATGGTACGTTGGTCTACATACCTGCCGCCACGGCCGCCTCCACCCATCATAGCAGCAAGAATCCGTTCTTGAGATAGCTGGCCTCCAATAGCACGTTCTGCTATTTGCGTAGAGCGGTTGTTCAGAACGAACTCTCTTTTCCGTCCCTCTCCTAACCAGTAAAGACCGTAATCGGCGTACCCACCAGCTGCTTTGGTGCCGGTAGGAGCTGGTAAGTTTAACTGAGCGGCCTTAATCAACCACGCTCGAAAGCTCGCGACCATTTTAGCCGTAGCAGCTTGAACAGCTGCAAGGTCACCTAGGATAGCGTTATCCAGACTTATCAGCCTCTCTCTAAAAGCTTTCTCCAGCATAGAGATTTGCTCGCGGTACGACTCCTCTAGCGCTCTAACCTGCTCGTTGTAGTCGGCCTCCTCTTGTTTCAAGGACTCTGCATAATTAGCCGCCATCTGCTCCATCTCGATCTTGTGGTTGAGAGCATTATCGGCCAGTCGTTGCATGAAATCACGACGACGTAAAGCACGTTCTTGTGCGAACTGACTCTCCATTTCGCCTAGTCGAGCAGCGGTCTCAGAACGAATGCGACCAAGCTCTAGAATGTAGTCCTCCTCTTTACGTCGCCGTTCCAGCTCGTACTGTTCGTCCTCGCGGATCATTGCTAGACCATCACGAGCTTCGAGTAGGTCTCTCTGTTTAATCTCGTGATCTTCTAGATCACGAGTCATCTCGATCTGATGATCTTGCTCTATCCTACGAACTTGCTCAGTGTTGTCTCTAACAGCTTGTATTCTATTAGCATAGTACTGACGTTGAGCATCCCCTTCGCTTTGCAAATAGGCACGCCAGTCTCTAGAAACACCAAGATTGTAACTCGCTTCCGATGCCGCCCGTTGTTTAGCATAACTAGCTACAGTAGCATTACGTTGCTTCTCATAGTTAGTCTCCAAAGCTACTCGCTGCTTAGCATAGGATTCTGTAGCAGCAGTTATCTGTTTGTTATAATCTACCCATAGTTGAAGATTTTGCTTGACGAATAAGCTCACGTATTCGATAGAACCAACAGCTGGAGCGACTGCAGCCTTTTCTGTATAACGTGCTTCAGCTGTTCTACTTAGAACTTCCCACGCAGACTTAGCGGCAGTCTCAGATAACCCTATTTTCTCCAGAGCAAGAATAGCAGCCCCACCAATACTTGTCCAACCTCCTACAAGAGTAGTTAATAGATCTCCCCAGCCTTGCTTTTCATATCCCGCTCCATATATCAACTTAGCGATTGCATTGCCTACAATCAACCCAGCTTCAGCTCCGAGAATGAGAGCACCTATCGTCAGTGCAGCAGTTCCTATAGTTATTGGGACTCCCGTAGCGACTGCTGTTGCTGCCCCTGCTGTAACAAATCGACCAGTTGTCGTACTGATGTATCGACCGGCTGCCGCATTCCATGCAAAACCAGCTGCAGCAGCACCAGCAGGACCCATGGCAGCTCCTGCTACTGCTGCAGCTGGGACACCAGTAACCTGCATAGTAGCAGCTGCCATCTGAATCTTTGCAGCTTCTAGACCTACAGCTGTTGCTGAGGCATACGCAGCTGAAGCTTGAACTTGACGATATGTTGCTGCTATGTACCCAATATCAGCATAGATCTTGAACCCTTTAGTTACTGCTAAGCCAATCGCAGAAATCGCAGCTACAGCACCTGCTGTAGTAAGAACAGCTTTGATGATGTCAGGATGTGCTTCTACGAAAGCCGCTCCCTTGTCTGCCAGCTCTGCGGCTTTCTCTAGAAGAGGTAGCAGCTCTGCAGCTAAGACTGCTCCCACTCGACTCTGTGAAGTCTTCAGCTGATCAACCTTGACTCGCCACCCTTGAACAACAGCTGTCGAGGCTTTAGCATCAGTGATGTACTTGTTGGCCCAGGCGGCAGCTCCTGCGAATATCGCTGTAGAAGCTACAGCTGTAATCGTGAATACTTCTCCCATAGATCGAGCAGCAAACTGAAGACGTCGATACTGAGACTGAGTATGTACAGTCTGGACCTCTTCAGCCCTCAGTCTTTTCAGATTTTGATCTGATGCTGTCCCAGAAGCTTTTGATGCTGCAGCTGAAGCCTGCTCCATCCCCGCAATCCCTGCAGCCAGATCTTTAAGACCCTGCTGGGTCTTATCCAGAGACTCGTTATCGAGAAGCAGTTGTAACCAAAGTCGAGCTTCAGCTTCACCAGCTGTAACAGTCCTAGGCATTTTCTTCTCCTCTGTTAAGTCGCTTCTTCGAAGCTTGCTGCAATTCTAGTCGCCCGTATAGATCATCTAAGAGCAAGATGACATCAAGGATCCTCGAAGGCAGGTCTTGTGCCGACAAGAAGTCGAGCCGTCTACCAGTAGCTCTCCACAGGACCCACTGTGGCCAAGCTTTGAGGATCTCGCCTTCAGGAAGATCGAGATAGTCTGGTAGATCTCCACCTCTATCACTCTCGACGAGAGCTATGAGCTTGGAGTAGATCCTATCGGCTTCTTCCCTTTTTTTGAGATGGTCTCCGATTCGAGCTCTTTGCTTTCAGCCAGCTTCGCAGCCTGTTCGAGAGCAACAAACCAATCAGGGTTGATTCGTTTGACAGCGAAGTACCACCTATCGATCTCTGACGATGGCATCATCAGTGCTGTCTCCAAATCAGGGACGTCTCCCGAAGAACAAGCTAGGAGCTTGGGGTACACGAGAAGATGAAAGATCTGCTCTGATGGATCTTCTCGTGGGGCTTTGCTAGCTTGTTCTTCGAGCTCTTGTAGTCGAATCGAGACCGACCAAGTAGCTTCAGCTACAGTTACCTTCGAGCCATCACGGAACTCAACAACTTCTTTCTTGAGGTCCATTCTAGTACTCGTAGAAGCAGACGATGATTGCATCGTCTGCTGGAGGCGCAGTAAAACTGAGACTGTCAACAGCAATAGTATCCGGGACAGTCAGAACACCATTCACGTATGTAGCGTGAATCTTGTCTACAGACACTGCCGGCTTGGCAACTGGGAACAAGAACTCATCCTCGCTAGCATCTGCCAACCAAGCTACAATGTTCGGTCGATTTTCGGCCATACCTTCGATCACGCCAGCCTCAAGACAGCCGTCATCAGCGATTGTGAACTCCAAGCCCCACAAATGCTTGGTTGTTGGACTAATCGCAATCTCGTACTTTGACTCAGCTGGGTTCTCGTTCATGCCAGGGGGAGCTGCAGAGACGACGCATTTCGGGACAATCTGATAGCGATATCGACGACTGCGACTAGTAGCATCTTTAGCCTGTTGAGCAATGAACAGTGCTACATCAGGCTCGGAGCCTTGCTGGTCAGTATCCTGAGGGATAAACTGACTCTCACCCAAAGTCACTACGTTGATGCCAGCTATCATAGCATCCAACGCCAAGCTGCGTCCTGCGACCGTCAACGTCCCACCAGCACCCTCAAGAGCAGGCAGGAAGTCATGGGCCAGTACACGATCGTTGCCTGAATGAACGATCTTGCGAACAGCAGGGATATTGAGATCAAAGCTTTTAATGCCTAGAAGCTCAATACCTTCGTACGGAGTGGTAGCGGGCGCAATGGCTGCAGGATATCCTTCAGCATCCAACTCGAACAGTATTGCACGACGTGCACCAACAGCATACATCTCACCAGAAACTTCAGTCATTTTTCACCTTCTTTCTTCTCAGGAGGTGTCCGAGTGATGTGAGATTTCAAGACACTAATCACTGGGACTTTAGCACCACGACAAGTACAGTAAGCAACCTGTCGATTGGCTTCAGACGGGTGTGGCACAAGATCAAGATTTGCACCACACATGGGACATTTCACTTTATCACTCACGAGTATCTCCTTTCAAAACTCACCACCTTCGAACTTCACAAGCTGAGTAATAGTAGCTCGCATAGTTTGGATGATGAATGCAGCTATAGCTTTAGGACCCTCAGAGAACTTCAAATACTGAGCTCGTTCTGAGGAGTCTATATTGACACTGAAGACTCCCGGGGTATCTAGCATCGTTGGGTTCGAGAAGACTAGATTGATAATAGCAGATCGCACTTCTTTGAACTTGTTCCAAGAAGTCTTATATTCGGTAAACTTGACATCGAGATCGAAAATAATCTCCCAATGGAACTCACGTTGCTGATCTGAAACTATCGTGTGAGGAAGGGCTCCAGGTCTGACGATAACGAAATATTCTGCTCCTCGAGCTAGATTAGAGTCATCGTTTGACACTTGCCAATCATGTTTGAAGAATGTCGACAAGGTCTGGAGCAATGCAACGAACCCGTCCTCACACTCTGAGTAGTAATCTGTCATCTCATCTTCCCATGAACCGACTTTCTTTGGTCGACGCAAAAGTTCGTTTCACAAACTCGCGAAGATTCTCAACAACGAGTTTGGGAAGCGATCTCATCACAAGATCTGCTTGATCTCTGAACAATCGCCATCGCCCAACGTGAATACTAGATTGATATGTTCCTCGAGCCGAGCCTCCAATATACTTAGCTCCTGGGGCTGTGTTCTTGATCCTGTACCCTGCATCAGCGCGTTCAACCTTCCATCCTTCGACGTATCGATCGCTGCGAACTGTGGGAATCCCTCCTCCGAAGCCATCTGATGCAAAGAACGCTCGTTTCTGTCGGGAACTATCCCAGCTGATTGGGTATACAGGTTGACTGCCAGGGACTGCCATTCGATCTCGAAGATCAACAGCTGCATCATACAGACGCTTTCGACCAATCATTGGGAGAGCTGCTCGAAGCTGTTCGAGACCTTGACGCACGATCCTTGCATTAGATCGAAATGTGAGTTGAGGCATTATTGACTATCCCAAATCCCGAAGATTCTCTCTTCGAGATCAGAACTTCGATACCCAATGTACGCGAGATTTGGGGTTGCAGATCGAGGCACTCCAGCAGACTCGAAACCATCAGCATACAGTTCAACCCACTTCAAGATCTCATCCCAGATGATTGTTGCACCTCCTCGTTCAAGAACTTTGCTAGTGTAAAAACGTCCACTCGAATTAGCTGCATGACACAGATCTGCAACAAGGATTGAAACGAACATTCCTGCTGCGCTGAGGACTGTCGAGACTACAACTGGGGTAGTAAATCCAGCTCCGACTAGAGCAAGATCAATCATCGCCGAGACAGTGACTAACCAAGCTGCAACTTGCGACAGACTCGGGATAGTAGCATCAACCCCAGGAGAAGCATTAACCCAAGAGCCTTCTCTCGTCCAAATCTGAGCAAGAGCAGCTACTTCTGTTGCACTCCCATAGTATGCCTCAGTCGAGACTACGATGGTCTCTGTAAGTGTCAGCGACTCTTCCCAAATCTCTGTGATGACATCAGGAGTCGTCGTATCAGCAGGCAGACCGACGACATACACCTTGATGATGTCGTCGGTCTTTACTGGAGGAACGTTCTTGATCAGAAGAGGAACACTCGTGACACCTGCAGCAACAGATCTAATGACAGGATCAGTCTGAAAAGCATCTCCTACTCCTTGTCGTTGGATCGTTAAGTAAGCAGAGTAATCCCCATTCCCTGCGATCTGAGCGAGGAATATAGAGACTACTAGATCACCATCTACAGTCACAGTATATGTGTGACTAAGAAGAGGAGCTGATAGATTCTGATTGCTGAGTGTTGACGAGTCTAGCCTGATCATCTAGGACCTCTTGGTTACACTTTGCTAGCTGCTGCTGTAGTAGGCAGGGAGTACTTGACGAGCAAACGAGAACGACCAGCACCACCACCAGTAGAACTGGTTACAACAGTTGCTGTGATGGTCTTCTCGGCAGCACAGTACTTGCCAGCTTTGCCTTTGTAGACACCAGCGCCGGTATCGGACAGCTTGGTACTCGCACCACCATATCCAACAACGTCAGCCGCTGGAACCGTCTTCACATCAACATCATCGAAGTAACCATCAGCATCATCGTCATCTCCAACGTTGAGAACACATGTACCAGCGTTGTCCCAAACAACTGTGTTCTTCCACATCACGTCTTCAACAGTTGCCCCTAGAGGGATCACGACAGTGGCGGTATAAGTTCCCGCTCCTGCTGTCTCAACAAAGGTGCGTTCTACCATCTGTTCAGTCTGCTGCACTACACTTGGGGTAGCAGACACGCCCCCGATCTTGAGGGCTGTGATATCGAGCTGATCGATGACACCACCTGTAGTAGGGATGGCAGGCTTCCCAGCAGTCATGACGCCAGCTACATCAGCATCTAGGACGTTGAGTTCCGCTGCACTTGCTGTGATGCCGTAGATCTCTAGAAGATCAGTTACGCTTTGAACGTTACAGTACCACAGCGTGGCAGAGCGCCCGACGAAGATTCCCATTTGACTGGCTGGGATGGTAACTGGGTTGCTTGCACCAAGGGCATTGATTTGAGAACTGGCAACAGGATACACCAGCAGGTTGTGAGAAGTGTCAGTGTTGACAACGATCACAATCTCATCAGCAGCTGCTATAGGAAGCTTGACGCCTTTCGCATCATCAGCCCCAATGACAGCATTTACCTCTGCTGTCATCTCGGTAGCATCAGAAATGCTCCCTCCTGCCGCTGCGGGTGAAGCGCTAGATCGATAGAGCTTACCAGCTGCGTCGTAGATTGCTGTCTTCGACGCCACAACTGTGCCGGCTACAGCAGTGTCAACCAAATTCAACTCAGCAGCCGAGGATGTGATACCAAAAACCTCTAGAAGCTCGGAATCACTCCGAACATTGCAGTACCACAGCGTTGTTGATCGACCAACAAAGATCGCCATCTGACTTGCAGGGAGTGTCACAGGATTGCTCGCACCCAGAGCATTGATCTGAGAACCTGATACAGGGTAAACAAGCAGGGCTCCAGCAGGATCTGTGTTGATGACAATCACGATCTCGTCAGCTGCAGCAATAGGGAGCTTTACCCCCTTAGCATCGTTAGCCCCAGTAACTGCATTTACTTCTGCAGTCAAAGCAGTAGCATCAGTAATACTCGAACCTGCAGCAATCGGTGAAAGACTGGATCGAAACAGTTTTCCTGCAGCATCATAGACTGCTGCTTTCGATGCTACGACTGTACCGGCTACAGCAGTATCGACAAGATTGAGTTCAGCTGCTGAAGCTGTAATGCCGTAAATGTACAAAAGATCTGTAACACTTCGAACATCACAGTACCAGAGAGTAGCTGAACGACCGATGAAGATCGCTGACTGACTAGCAGGGAGAGTAACAGGATTGCTTGCTCCTAGAGCATTGATCTGCGAGCTAGCTACTGGGTAGACGAGTAGAGCATGGGTAGTGTCTGTGTTGATAACAATCACGATCTCGTCAGCAGCAGCCACTGGGAGCTTCACGCCCTTAGCGTCGTTAGCTCCTGTAACAGCATTTAGTTCTGCTGTCAAAGTAGTAGCATCAGTAATAGAAGAGCCTGCGGCAGCTGGTGAGAGACTGGATCGAAACAGCTTCCCAACAGCGTCGTAAATTGCCGCCTTCGATGCTAGAACTACACCAGGAGCAGCACCATCATTAAGATTGAGTTCTGCTACTGACGACGTAAGCCCAGCGAGAGTAGCTAGCTCTGTCGAGATTTCTACTCCCTTAACCTTCAGCGATTTCAAGACATCTAGGACCTTCACGAAGATGACATCATCGTGACGAGGTGTCTTAGCCATATTAAAGTACCTCCTTTGAGAATCGAGGAAGAGTCTCTGTTTTGACCCCTCCCGATTCTCTTCTAAACTTTCTTTTTCAAGGTAGGTTTGACCTTTAGCGGAGGCTCAAGCGGAGCAGTACGTTCTCCGGCTTTTGCTCTGAGAGTAGCTTCAGCATACTGAAGAGCCTTGTCTGGCTTCCCTTGAAGCGTAAGAGTTTCGCGAAGCATCGCTTCGATAACCTCGAGACGAGCTTCGATAGCTACTAGAGCTTTTGCCGACTTTGAGGCAACTCTTGAAGCCTTAGCCATTAGGACCTCCTTGAATTATGCGAATGCCGCAGGCACTGAATAGCCCGATGCTGAGATGATCATCGCAATGCCGTTCAAGCGATTGCCGACGCCAAAGCCAAAGCGATGACGCCAGAAGCTTCCCTTGAACGGGAATGCTTCGTTTTCAGCAACAAGCTGGAGGCCTTCACCCAAACCAGTATCAAGAGGATCACGACGCTTGATCAACGGCTTCGGAGCATCCAAATGAATAGACAGAGCATACGTCGCAGGAATCTGACGCCACTCGACTACCCAGTTGCCGTTAGTGCGACCAACAATCCGGCCAGGAACGCCTTCAGGCAGACCCATCAGACGATCTGTGTCAGCTCCAGGATTGACGAAACGATCATCGACAGCATCGAAGTCTGTCAGAGCTTCAGCGTATGGGGTCGTCAGGGGATCGATGAAGGTTACGATGTTGCTACCTCCTGATGGAGCACCGAAGTGCTCTTCGAGCTCAGCTTTGATCGTCTCGAACGGATTATTCACGTCCGAGATTGCAGAAACAGCATACCCCGAAGACAGAATGTGATCTTCAATCGCTTCGGTATCTGAACCCAAAACTGGAGGATAGAGAACAGCATCGCCGTTCGCTAAGCCTTCAATCGTCAGGGTCCCTGAACTCGACCGAGGATCGACGAATGTAAGCGCTGTAGCACGGAACATTGCCTTCATCATCTCGAGTCGGACGGTGTTCACGTTCTGCGTAACGATGGTCTTGAAGTGACGTTCCAACTCCACTGGAGTCATGTACGCCATATCAACATCGTTCCAAGCGATCTGGGCACCGAAGTCTTCCAGAGGGAAGGCAACATCCCACTCGCCAATAGCCTTCACAGCTCCGTAGCGCCCATCAGCACCACGACGCTGTAAGGTCCCACCACCAGGAAGCTTGAATCGACGCTTGAAGTCCTCAGTCGTCTCTTCGACGAAAACTGCGACTGCAGCTTCTAGCTCGGCATTCACACGATCTAGATACTCCTGTACAGCTTCCCAAACAACACTCTGACCGACAGTATTAATGAAATTGCGGTCCGAGTCCGAAACATTGAGATGGCCAAACATTCCTGCCATTGCATATCTCCTTTCTAAGAATTACGTCTGATCTACATGACGCAAAGTGAAGACGCGCAGCACTTTCGTAAGAGCAGCGTTTGACATTGGAGCGATACGACCTACAACAACACTTCCTGCCGTATCAAGAGCCCCGGGTGTAGCAGAAAGATATACGAGAACATCGTAATCTCCTGCTAGCGTGAAGCCATAGACTTCGCCGTCTTCGACTACGTCGATTGCTTGACCAATCCCTCCACCACAGAGAGCAATCCCGCGGAATTGAAGAGTGCCAGAGCCGTTTTCATCAGCTAGACCAACCTTCCCGGTGGTAGCAATATACACAGCCTGGCCCTTGAGGATAGCCTCTAATGCAATGTACGACTTCACAGTCGCTTTCAAGGGATCGACGAGTCCAACTTGAGCAGCGGTTACAGCAATAGTAGTCATATCTCACCTCTTAGGCCCAATCAGCATATCGAGACGTGAAGATTCGCAGGACTTTCGTGAGAGCTGCGTTCGCCATTGGGACGACTCGTCCAACATGGACTTGGACCGAACCAGTCGCCGTGGACAGAACTCCTGCAGTGTCGTGTGCATGGATGATCGTGTCGTAGTTCCCGGCTAAGGTGAACCCGTAAAGCTCTCCATCTTCGCACACGTCAATCGCCTGACCTGCAGCACCGCCAGTCAGAGCGACGCCACGGAACTGAGCTGCTTGATTCGCAGCCGCAGCCGTACACAGCCCCAACTTGCCGGATGCAGCGATAATATACACTGCCTCACCTTTCGTGATAGTCACGCCGGCAATGTAAGATTTGACTGTCGCCTTCAGCGGGTCCACTAGACCAACTTGAGCAGCAGTTACAACAACTTCGTTAGTCATAGGTATTTCTCCTTTCTAGAATCTGATCAAGGGTCGCGTCGATTTTACTTGATCTTCTTTTTTCTTCTTCTTTGACTTGCTCAAAGGAGACCCAACCCCATCACCCTTATCAACCTTGATAAGGTAGGGCTTAGCCTTAGCCAAAGCCAGCAGGATTTCTGCAATTTCTGTGATGCCATCTTTATTCGTAGCATCGATGTCTTTCATCTCAGCTTCGACTAAAATGAAAGCATCATCAGGATCGATGAACTCCAGCTTCGTCGCGACTCTAGCTACAACAGCTTTTTTGAGAGTCTCAGCAAGCTTCTGTTTTAGAGAGTCTCGTTCAGTCTCAGCCTTCAAGACTTGCGTGCGAAGCTTTTCCGTCTCGGTCATTTCGGCTTCTTTACGCTTCGTCTCAACTTCTTGACGCTTCGTCTCAGCTGCTTTAAGAGCAGCAGCTTCCTTCACGACATCCTTGTTCGTCTTACGAAACTCGCGTTCTTTCCGAAGTGCTGACAACAGACCCTTGTTGTGAGCAAGGTATGCTTTTTTCACTTCAGGTGTCGCCTTTGCTAGGAACTCAGGGATCTCGTCCTCGGGGATCTCTTCATCCTCTTCTTCGCCTTCCTCCGCAGCGGCAGCAGCTGCATCAGCTTTAGCTTTAGCTGCAGCAATCGCCGCATCCTCAGCTGTCTTCTTCTCATCAGCTACTCTCTTCGCGTCCGCAACAGCTTTCTCAGCAGCGGCAGCAAGTTCTTCTGGCGTAGGCATTTCAATACTCCTTCTAGGCATCTTGCCTAATTTACTAAACCTTCGTCAATGAGGCTCCTCTTGAGCCAGCTTTCAACAAAGGTGACGGACTTTCTTCAGGCTTAGCAGAAAGCCGAACCTGCTCTAGTCTTTTTGTCTCCTCTTCAGCCTTCTTCGCTTCTTCTGCAGCTTTCTTTGCTTCAGCGACTGCGAGGGCTGCTTTCAACGCGGTAATTTTCTTCTCATCCCATCCCATGTCTGCTAAAACAATCTCGACAGGGACTCCCGAATCAGTAGCAGCTCGAACAGCATCCCAAAACAGCTTCTTGATGTCAGCTTCTTCTCTTGGGTCCGTCTCAAAGATAGGACGAGAAGGGGTTATCGTATGATCAAGATCTCCCTTCTTGTAACTCGTCAAATCAAACCCGTCGTACCCATCATATTTTCTAAAACCCCCGATAGCGACAGCCATCTGATGGGCCCTGACTAACGCTCCGTCGTAACTTGCTCTACGCTGGATCACTTTCGTTTCAACACGCTGACGAGCTTGACGGAGAGCTCTACCAGAAGTATCTTCTCCAGCGGTCCAAATATCCATCTGCAATTCTGGATAATCACGCTCTGTCTCCTTCAGAAGATGTCCAATTTCTTCGGCAGTCTTCTGGATGTCGAGCTGATCGGTAATCAAGGCTTGAGCTTTTGCATTTGGATCAGGAACGTAAATTGCTGGAGTCTCGTCTCTCCCAGCTGAAGGAGTAGACGACCCTGGTGAAGCTACTTCTCCTCTAGGCTTCTTGAAGTTAAACAGCCAAACAGGATCAACAGCTTTTCGGATGTAGTCGTGTAACTTCGAAGCAAGATCTTCGATTTCGTTGACTTTAGATCGCAGCGGGTGAATTTCTGCCCACCCGTAATTAAACCCGACGTTGTTGTGCTGAATCGCTACAAACGGGATAAAGCCATAAGATTCACTCCACGATTCTGCTACACCATTCCATGCGTAGGGCTTTCCATTCGCGAGAGTCTCGAACGTTACGACATCTCCTTCCCCTCTCGAGACTTTCTCTGTATATGTAACATCCTTTCCGTTCAACTCTCTAGTCTCTTCGAGAACGTACCCTCTGATATACCCCCTCTTGTCAGTCTCGAGATCTTTAATCGAGGAGGGATGAATAGGCTCGAGCCTAACTTCCTTACGAGTAATATCATCAACAATTCGGATGCCAACATCTCCAAGACAAGCACCCCAGAGCGTGATGAGGTCCTTGTTAGAACCCCAGCCAGACGCGAGCCAGAGAGCTGCCAACGCAGGTCGAAGATTTTCTTTCGTCGTAGTAATCGGGATAGCTCCAACATCTAAAGCATCTGGGTCTAACAACCCTCCCCAAATCATCATCTTCCAAAACTCAGCTAGACGATACGACGGGTTATATATATTTCGAATGTACTTGTACAACCCATACTGCTTGCGGTACAACGGAGCCCACGAGTGAATATCCCTAAAGGCTGTATTCTCATACCAAGCCCAGAGGATCTGATAGCGAATCAGACGAGCCGGATAGTCTTCAAAATCATCAGGATCGATGAAATCAGAAGCTACATACTGTTCACGAAATGCTTTGACAGCTGCACTCATTCTACTCCAAAATGACATTGCGTCACCCTAACGTCTCGGCTTAAAACCATGACGAACTGCTTCTGCAACACGCCTCCATCGATTAAACGATGCCATACTGCGGAACGTGCGGGCCTTGCCAGTTCGCTTATTCCTTGCTCGAACCCTACCACCTTTCAGTCTCCTAACAGAATACGGCACTCTACGTCTCCTAGATAGACATGTTGATGACTTTTCGCAATCCTTCGAATCGACTCTCCATGTGATCGGACCATAAAACACCAGACAGGCACCATGCAATAATAGCAGCTTCATCGGGACGAAGAACAACCACTAACGGTTCTCCGTCAGAAGGACGATCGAGCTTCAGATACAACGTATCGTAGGGATGATCTGTAACCTTCCCTGCCGAAAAGCTACAATCGTTGTACTCTTGTCGTATCAGCTCAATTAACGTCATCTCTCAACCTCGATAATCTACAGCAACTGATTCTGAATACTCAGCTTCAGCGCCTTCTGAATTAGCTGCATACAACGCTAGGGCCCAGGCCCAAAACTTGTCAGCGTGGTGCTTCGCATTTCGTTCAGTGTCAAAGACGTTATTCTTAGCACTCGTCACCTGCTTTCGAACTGAATGAATCTGATAGGCGAGCTCTCGATCTTCGGGGATCGGCGTTAGGTTCCTCTGCATAGCAATTCTAGCATTCACAGCCCACAATTCTTTGTTTGGGTTTGTAAAATCGACGCCTGTTGTTTTCCAAGTGCGTTCGAGAGCTTCTGAGAGCTGAGAGCCTATTCCATTCTTGTCTACTAGTACTGAAGTAAAGGGCAGCTCTTCGATCAACTTAGTTAAGCACGCTTCCTGCTGATCGAACTCTACTCTGTCCAATGATACTGAGATACGCAGGGGAGACTCGCCAGAAGTCGACTTGCCGACCGCGACGAACTCAGTCAAATCATGTTTGCGACCCACATCAAGCCCACCAGCGAGAACTCCCTCGATTCTACTTGATTGAATCGCTTCCTTGATGTCGTCGATACCCGCGAATACTTCTGATACGTTCTTGTATCTGAAGGTCAAGAGCGAAGGCCGTTGATTGCGAATGATGATATCCCAAGGGAGCCAAGAAGAGGCTTCATCAATCCATTGGCACGAGTACTCCTGTTCAAAATCGTCCAAAAACATATTCGAGAAGATTTCTTTCAAAATCTCTGTCCCAAACTTCTCGACTCGATCCTCGGGAGCCATGTGAGGAGCTAGAGCTGATGCTAACAACACATCATTACACAACGCAAAAGTTGACCACCAAGGAACCCAAGTCCTAGTAAACCCAGGCCAGCTTCTAATAGCTTCGGAGGCGATTTCCCAAAACAACCCTCGTGCACCGAGGGGAGAGCTCCCAATACGAAGATATCCTCCTCCCTTCGTAGTAGCAGGTAGCGCGGCAGTATAAATTTCGCGATCTAATCCTTCGGGGTAGTGAGAGAGTTCATCCAAATACACACGAGCTCCCGCCTTCCCTCGAACCACTTTGCAGGGGTGGCTCAAAAATCGGCTGTGGTCACTAAATTCTAATTCAGTTTGAGAATCTGTAATAAACTTTTGAGGTCTTACTGGCAAGTCTGTGGCAGCCATGATGTTTCTCAAATACCGGATTTTTTCGGTAGCTTCCTCCAAGTTTATCGATACAAACACATATGGCCAGCCTGGGTTCAATCGACTATCACAAAACGCATCTAGGGCACTAGTAAAGGAAAACCCTACTTGACGTGCTTTCACAGTCAGGCCATAGCGACTAGTATTCCCGAGCTCTCGCATTTGAAACGCTTCCCAACGAGCACCATCGATCTGAGCTGCCGCTGGTAAATCCACAAACTCCAGGGCCCATTGTGCTTTCAACGATAGGGGGGTATTCATACCCAACCCCCCAGCGAAGCAAGAAGAGCAAGGCGTCGATGATTGTAAGCTCGAGTATTGCATCTCTTCTGAATTGTTTCCCTAGACTGCTTTCGTCCCAATTTAGCTATTCGCATCTTCTGTCTAGTCTCATCTGAAGGTCTAATCCCTTGATGCTTCGTTCTCGTTTCTTTAGACCACTTTCGTCCTCGACTGGCTAGACTCATCTTTTGAAGTGTCTCTTTTGATAGATTCTCCCGTCGATGACTGATCTTCATCTTCGAGATCGTCTCTTCAGAGTGTCTGCACCCTTGACGAGCAAGACTCCTCGCTCGATTCTGGTCTTCAGTACGCTTGATTCCTCGATTGATTATACTCAATCTCAACTTCGTTTCTTCAGAATGCTTGCATCCTAGAGGACTCCCAGCGGTCGGTGAAATGTTATACTCAGGCTTGATGACGTTCATGAGTCTCTGCTCGAAGAAGATGAGCATATCGGGATCACATCTGAGGAGAACACGAAACACGAAATTCTCAGCGCTATACTTGTTCCAAGCTCTCTGTAGATAACGACTATGATGTAGGCCCTTTTGCAAATCATCTTGATGGCATAGAAATCGCCAGCGCACGTCACTCGAACTCCCCACATATCTATGTCCGTTCAAAACATTTCTAATCTCGTAGACGCCAGCAATCATGCTACATCTCGATTCATATCAAATACAGTACCTGTAACTGGCTCCGCGTTTTCGAGAGCAGCTTCAAGGTCATCTGTCGACGAAGTTTCTTGAGATTGCGGAGTAGGGACTGCTAGCACAGACTCGTCAGGAAGTTCTGCGACTGTAGACTCGAGACGCTGCCGACGCTCTTCTGCCCAAGCCTTCGGGTCGAAGTTCGGATTCAAAGTCAAGCCAACTTCAGCAGGCGGCGCACCATCCACTTGACGATACAAGAACTTGACTGCTTCGAACCATTCTGCGATTGAGTTGATTTTGAGGGTCGTACCGTCGGGGAAGTGAACTGTTCTGTAAAGCAGCATCTCCCATACAAGATCTGAGAGGATCTGAGACTTCGATCGAAGAATCTCTTCGGCTGTAGCTCCCTCTCCCTGCTTGACAGCAATGATTTGATCCCCAGCGTCTTGAAGCATCGTCGTCAAGGCACGTCGAGCCTTGCCAGCAGCAGGAGCTTCTGAGACGTGTTCTGGACTATTGGGAATATTGTTAGCTTTGCTGCCGAAGGCCATGGTTCCTCTGGTAGGTATCGCGCATCTTTTGAATCGTCTCGGGAGAGTGTTTCGTCCCAAGGTGGTACGAGCCAATCTTTCGCTTCGTCTCTTCAGAGTGCTTCGTCCCAAGACGAGCTAGACGGGGTCTTCGCTTCGCTTCTTCTGTGTACTCCGTCCCAATGCGAACAATGGGACCGTCAGAGAAGAGATAAAATAATCTGGGCTGAATCCATTTAAGAGCCATAGTCTTAACAACCTTAACAATAGCTTAACAATAGTATATAATGTTCTCGGGAGGAAATCAAGGGGTGTCCGCCGTGTAGAAACTAAGAATACGACGAAGAATATGTGTGGTTAGTTTGTCGTCTTGCTGAAATCTCTGCAAAAAGCATCGTTTGACACGCATGTTTTTGTCAAAATAACTTAAAAGAACTGCGGTTATTTTGACAGTTTTTCCCCCACAAAGCATAGTTGGGCATAGTTAGTTTGCCGCATATGTATATATGCGGCAAACTAACTTTGCTAACTTTGCTCGGGATAGGTTAGTAAAGTTATTCAGGGAAGTTAGTTTGACATGTCAAACGATGCTTTCGAGACGTGCTGTTCTCTAGACCTTGGCGTTGTAGGGGGCGTTGCAAGCGTGCTTTTTAAGCGTGCTGTTTCCTAAAGTTTGGCGGCCTTTTGGGGTTGCATAGTGTAGGGAGATGCGAGATGTGACTTGATCTGGGCGTTGTAGATGCGTAGTGAGAGATGTGAGATGCGATTGTCGCTGATGTCGCACACAGCTCCCGGGCTCTCGCGCATCGCGCACGCGCCGGGGGTTGCCAACCTTAACGAGCTTAACAACCTTAACGAGCTTAACAACCTTAACGAGCTTAACAACCTTAACGAGCTTAACAACCTTAACACGAGCCGCGCAACCTTAACAACCTTAACGCATCTTAACAATCTTAAAAAAAGGAACCTTAACATTTGTTAAGGTTCCTTTTCCTACCTATCTATTTATCTACTATTACACCACCTTCCTCCATACCAAAACCATCTCCTTAATCCTACTTCTCCTACAACCTTAACAACTCCTCTTTTCCAAAAACCCCTACCATATCCCCTTCTTCCTGCATAACCTATCTCCTTCTCCTTTCCTTCAAAAACATAAGCCTTAACACTTTCAATCTCCTTTCCTAACTTTTCCAACCTTAACAATCTCTCTTCCAACCTCTCTCCAACTCTCACCCCATACTCATTTCCTACTCTTTCTATTTCCCTTTCAATTCTTTCTTTCATTTCATTTCTCCTTTTCTTCTTTTAGGAAACCGGCGGCTTCCTTTATACCTATATTATAGGCTACCAAGATTAAGAGAGTATTAAGAGGAGATTAAAAGGCGCTAAGAAGAAGATTAGAGGATTTGGTGCGATTTGTTAAGGTTGTTAAGGTACGCGCAACCTTAACAACCTTAACAAATCGCAGCTCTTCGCAACCTTAACACCGCGCAGTTGTTAAGGTTGTTAAGGTACGCGCAGCCGTTAAGGTTGTTAAGATACGCGCAACCTTAACAACCTTAACATTTGTTAAGATACGCGCAACCTTAACAACCTTAACAACTCGCGCTTCACAACTCCGCTCGGCGCAAGCTCAACTTTGAGCGAGCGACCGCGCGAGTGCGTGCGAGAGAGCGAGTGAGTGCGAGCGAGTGTGCGCGCGAGTCTTAACAACCTTAACAATCTTAACAACCTTAACAATCTTAACAACCCTAACGAGCGCGTCGCTTTGCGCGCAGGCTTGAAAGCGTGCGAGCAGTATCTTAACAAATCACGCGCGCTCGCTCCCCACCTTAACAACCTTAACAAAACTTTACACAACTACTCCTCCTAACAGTCCGCGAAACTCTTATTATCTCTTAATCGCCCCTTAATCTTTAGGCTCTATAATAAATATAAGATAGCACTTTAACAACCAAACTTTTCACCACATCACCTCCAATCCGCGAGCATTAAGGAAAGTAGCTGCGAAGGCAGGTACGCAAGCAGAAGCGCAGTGAAAACTAACCTTAACAAGGCTCAAAAAGGTAATAGTAGGCTAGGAGGTGGGGATGCGAAGCGACAGAATCCAAAATCGCGAAACCCAAGCGAAAGTAGGGCGACATCTTTTGATGCGCGTAGATAGCACCGGATACAATTTGTGACGAGCGAGCAAAGATATTTAGCTTGCGACGACTCGCGAATGAATGAGCGAGCTATTTGAAGCTTGCGACGACCTCGCCGATGAAAAAGTTGAGCAACGAGAGTTGCTCAACCTTAACAAATCTCTCAAAGCAAAGTTTGCCTTTGAGTGATTTGTTAAGGTTGTAGCAATTCGGCTACAATCTATTTTTGCAAAAGGAGAGCAAAGATGGCTACAGAAGACGAGAAGGAAAACGCGAAATATGTTGTAATGACTCGCAGGGAGCTTGAAGTCAAGGTTGCTAAGCTTGCAGCCAAGCTTGGCAAGTCAGCGAAAATTGTGACGTGCGGCTTAGGCCCAAGCGGCGTCTATGTTCGCGCGACAGTGCAGGTTGAAGGCGAAGCAAAGATGCGACGCTTCTACTACCGCTTCGGCTGGCACTCAGCGTAAGGTTTTAGGTTGAAGAGCTCGAGGAGGAGCTCCTCAACCTTAACAAGTCGTTCAACTAGTTTGGACGACTTGTTAAGGTTGTAGCAATTCGGCTACAATCTATTTTTTGCAAAAAGGAGAGCAAAGATGGCTACAATGTTCGACGAAAGGATGATGAGCAAGTTTTCTGCAAGGCGAGCCCGCATGATCAAGCATGGCACTACGACAACTCGCTACTTTGCAACGCTGCGCGTCATCGGCGACGACGACAAGCTTCACAAAACAGCTCGCTCTGAAGACTTTGTGACGCTTGGTGAAGCTCGCACCAATCTCGAAGCGTTGATGAGCTCTGCAGACGGCAAGCAGGAAGGCTCGGTCGGCACAATCTTTCGCATCAGCAAGTGGGGACGCGATGAGACGATTGAGCATGCAGTAGTTGTCGACGGCAAGATTCGGCAAGCATATCGCAGCACCAAGAAGTGGTATGAAGAAGTAGCGCCGTTCATCGCGACGAGCTACTATTACCACAATTCTCACTTGCCGCCGTTCCTGCGCGATGAGTTGATGCTCTAAAGCTAATTGAACGCTCGCATCTCAACCTTAACAAATGTTAAGGTTGAGTCAGGGATCGTTCAATCCCAAAGGAGAAACAAGATGCACGTAAAAGTCGACCGAAAGTATGCACCAAACGGCGTCACGATTCGTCTAAGCGCCGTGCAGGGGAACTCGCAAGTGTTCGTCGGGAAACGTTTCTTCACTGACCGCGAACTTGCTGAGATGTGGGCTGTGAAGCGCTGGAGTCAATTCATGAAGGCTAGTCGCTCGCTTCGACAGCTTGGCTATTTGTGAAAGGAGAAATGAAATGACTATGCTACCCGTTTGGCAACAATGGGACAAGCAGGAAGCTGCCCGCTTATACAATGCTGCACAAACTGATGCCTACATCGAACTCAGCAACACATTCTTGGCAATCGAGCGCGGCACGATAACAATGGATCTCTTTCACTCGAACAACCTTCGATGCCTAGTAATGAAGGCGTATGATCAAGGCGACTCAATGATCGAGTGGTGGGGTCGAGAGTTCGAGAAGCTCCCTCTCTGGCTAGACTTCTAGAAAGATCAAAGTTGAGCAACTTCTCAGTTGCTCAACCTTAACAAATCATCTAACTCCTTGTTAGATGATTTGTTAAGGTTGCATCATTCAATGCAATCTAGGAGATGTCAAGATGACGACAAATCAAAGTACGACCGCAGGTGCTGTCAAGTTCCCCGAGATCACCGTCCAACTTTCTGGCGAAGACGGCAACGCCTTCTTCGTTTTGGGCAAGGTTTCCAAGGCCTTGAAGAGCAACGACGTCTCGAAGGAAGACTGCGATGCCTTCATGGGCGAAGCGACAAGCGGCGACTACAATCACCTTTTGCAAACTTGCATGAAGTGGGTTAATGTCGAGTAGCCTTTGTCTGCAGCGCATCGTCAGTCTTACCAAGTTGCTCAGAGCGAGTTTGTCTTTGAGCGAAAACCCCTTCTCTTGTAAGCTCCCCCACGCTCGAGAACAAAGTCGAGTAAGGGCATAGTGAAGATGGTAGGAGAAGATTGAACGCTCGTGGCCTAGCTTTCAGCATTCGCTGGAAGCTAGGAAGGGATCGTTCAATCCCAAAAGGAGATGTTAAAATGGCTTCAAAAGTAAAGAACGACAAGCGCTTGACCTTCTGGGACGGTGGTAGTGCACTCGTTACAGAATACATTCCTGGCACATCGACGGACACTGCTACTCGATCATATAACCATGTCACGCTCGCAAGTCGTCATCGCCTCGAGGAGCTAAGCATGGGCAACAGGTTCGAGAAGGGGTTCATGCTTTCTTGTACAGAAGGCTCGCCAGCAATTCTAGCAGTATCGCTTGATCGCAATTCTGTTCTAGGAGGTGTAGAATGACTACGAGAGTTTCAGTCCCTGCTATGAGCACAGCCGAGCTTAACGCTCTCGAGCGGAAGGCTTGTGCTGCTTGTGGCTACCCTTCAGACGAGTTCCTTGCTGATGAGTTCGTCTCCGAGTACAAAACCCAACTCATCTCGATCGGTTATGAGATGCGGCAGAGCTCTGAAGAAGAATTCCCAGATGTGGGTGAAGCTCTTCGCATCCTCGGCGAAAGCTGCATCGAGAATGTCGCCGATCTCGAGACGATCCAGCTCGACCTTGTTGAGAAGAAAGTCCAACAACTGTTCAAGAAAGAGTTTAGCAAGTAGTTGAACGCTCGCTAGTGCTCATCTCAAAAGAGATGAGCACACTGGGATCGTTCAATCCCAAAAGGAGACTCAAGATGACAAAAAGTCGTAAGAAAATCATCGAGCAAGTTCGCAAGCTGTCTGAGATCGTGAACCCAGACAGCGGTGCTTTCGAAGGCGAGATCGCGAACGCATCAGCAGCGATGCAGCGTCTGATGGATAAGTATTCGATTTCGATGGCCGAAGTGCACGAAGCAGGCAACGTCGTCATCGACGAAGCATTCAAGTCCAAGAACGCAGACGCCATGTTTGGTGTTATTCGCTCTTGGCACTGGCAGCTTGCTCGCGTCATCGCTCACATCACGCACACGAAGCACTTCTCGACAGGGAAGTATACAGACGATGACAAGCCAATGAAGACTGTGTACGGCTATGAACGCTCGTTGGGCAAGACCATTGGCTTCTACGGAAAGGAATCGAGTGCAGAGCTTGCTTCTCAGCTGTTCGTCGAGTGGTTGAACAAGCTCACGCTGATGGCGTTAGAAGCGACATCTGTGTATTGCAAAGAGCTCGTCACTGAGTACAACGAGCTCAATCGAGGCATTCGCAGCGTCAACAGCGCATATCGCATCTCAGGGTTGATGGGTGAACACCCAAACGTCTTCCGCCAGTCTTGGTTGCAGGGATGCTTGTCTGCTGTCAGCAAGTCCCTGCAAGAGCAGGAAGATTCTCGCACCAAGAACGTCTCGTTAGCGCTTGTTGTCTTTGACGAGAATCTCGCAGCTAAGTGGAAGCTGTTCTCGAAAGGCTTTAACACTGTGAGCTCTGGGGGTAATGATTTCAACACTCTCGGCTACGCTAAGGGCTCTGAAGTCGGTGCCACTCTACACATTGGACAGAAGAGTATGGGTGGTCGAAACAAGCAGCTAACAGATTGAACCTTCATATCCGAGTCTTAACAAATGTTAAGACTCGGTCAGGGACGGTTCAGTCCCAAATAGGAGAGAAAAGTATGACAGCGACGTTTTTTGAAGGAGGGAATCTAACCCTCAAGTCTGGGGGCATAGGCCCAGACGACTACCTATTTCGCAAGATCGGGTCTCGCTGTTGGTTCAAGGTAGTCATTCGTCATGGGCCCAATCAGTCAGAAGAGTACCATGCTGACTTGAAAGCACTGAGTGTTATCTATCGCCGTCTGAGCGAGCGTCTCTGTTTGGGAGAGACTCAACAGATCGAGCGACGACAACGAGAGAAGATTCAGACGCTCAGTGCAAGTGAGTTCGTTTCTCGATTTCTCGATGTGATCGAGAGCTAGAAAAGGAGAAAAGCAATGGACACAATCTCTGTAAATCTCAAGGACGCGAAGGCTGTTGGTGAGAACTTAAAGATCGTCAAACAGGACGACTTGCTGATCATCGTCGTCGATACGACGAAAGAGATCGGAGCGAGCTCTTCAGGCAAGATGATTGGCATCGCTTCGACTGGCGGCTTCACAGCTGTTCCTGGCCAGCTCAAGATGAACCTCTATCTCGGGCGAAAGGCTTCGGTGTAGTATGATCTCATCGCAACAGCTTGACAAAGTTATACGAGCTCAACAGCTTCTTCTTCGAGCTCACGAGCTCCTCGAACAGCTCGTCGCAGAGATCCCTGAGTCTCAAGATCGAGATGCTTCACTTCGACTGATCGAAGCTGAAGGTAATGTGTTCTATGCTCTCACAGGTCACATCAATGTGATCATCCACGACGCCATCAATGTGATCATCCACGACGCTCAGAAAAGCTGAACCTTCATTGGCTACTCTCGATACGACTCGAGAGTAGCACGAGGCGGTTCAGCCTCAGAGAAAGGAGAAACAAGATGTCTCTACAGGTCGATTCAACAAAGTGTGTGCCTCCCAAACCGATCGACGATAATGATCGTGCAGCACGCGAATGTCTGGTCTTCGGATCAATCTCGTCTGGGATCCCTGAGATCACCAAGAGCAACTGGCCTGAAGTGTATGCCCGAATTCATCTCATCGAAATCACGAGTAGTGCTTTTCGCATTGGCCGAGACTTCGACGACAAGGGCAAGATCGTTGATCGAGAACCAGTCTTCTTCACACCAACCGAGATAAAGCGCTGGGTTGGGCTCAAGACGAATGCTTCAACGAAGACTCGTGCTCAGTTCCTCAAGCGGTTTGATTGCGAGCTCAATGCTTTTGTCAAAGCAGCTAGAGAGCAGGTGAATCATGTCTCGAAATCCAAATGAGAACGGGACGCTGAATCCCTATGTTGTTCAAGGGAATGAAATCAAGTCAAGAGATCTCTTCGGCTACAAGGTCATCGCAGTCATTCACTCAGATCACTTTTGGACTGCGTATCGCGGTCTGACTGATTGGAGTGATGATCGTGTTGCTGCTGAGGGAGACACAGTTCCCTTCGAAGCTGCTCGTCTCTTGTTCTCGACGATCGCTGATACGATCCCTCACTATAACGTCTAGGAAGGAGAATCCCATGTATGTCTACATTCAATCAGAGCCAGGTCTCTGGACAGTCGGCTTCTACGACCCGAAGGGGGTTTGGCATCCTGACAGTGATCACACTGATCGAGAGAAAGCTGCAGATCGCGTTGCGTATCTTAACGGCAGCGTCAAGATAATCAAGACAGAAGATGCGATAAAGCTGTGGCTTCTACACTCAAAGGAGGAGAGCGATGCCTACGATGTCGTCAACGGGGTCGTAGTTCGAGCGGCGACTGAACTACAAGCTCGCAAGATTGCGGCGTTTGCGCATGGTGACGAAGGTGGAGATGTTTGGCTCAAGCACCGCAAGTCGACGTGTATCGAGTTGCTTGCAGGAGGTGACGCAGGGATCGTTCTCTGCAACTATCGTGCTGGCTAAGCAAAGCTTCGGGAGGAGCTTATGAACAGATTTCCGAAAGAGATGCAAGTAAAAAGTCGCTCTCATGAAGTCACCCCTCTAAGTGAAGACGAGTATCTTGTCGTCAGTGGAGCTTCCGGCGAGCTGTACACAGTGAAGTTCACAGAAGCAGCGAACGTGACCTGTACGTGCGAGTGGGGCAAGTATCGTGAGCCTGGCACTCCTTGTGGGTGTTCTCATGTCGTCGCTGTGAGAGACTTTCTTGCTGAGAAGGCTGAGGGTCGTCGTCTTAGTGTGTGGTCGTCGATCGAGGATGCTCATCGACAACACAAGCGAATTCATGAGCTTGGAGATGGGTTGATTCTTACGTCAAGGATCAAAGTATGATCGCTCGAATGCTTCGAGTGTTCGTGATCATTTCAGTGACCCTCCTTCTTGTCATCGTGCTTCTCATCGCTGGGTGCACTCTCATTATCATCATATCGTGAGTTGATCGGGGAGTCGATCTCCCTGATCTCTTCAAGCTGACTAGCGAGGTCTAGTCAGCTTGAAGAGATCGTGTAATTCGGCACGATCAAGAGAAAAGGAGAAAACATATGACACATCACATTGTTCAAGAAGAGCTTAAGAGCAAGAAAAGTATCGTCACTGATGACGCCCTGGTTGTCTTCAGGTGGGAAGATTGGGTACGCTTGGTCGCCTTGTTCGACAAGACACCAGATGTTACCTTGACTGAAGTCATTCGTGAAGTCGAGAAGATGAAGGGAGAAGAATATGCCTCAAGTAACGCACGTCAAACATGCACGTAGAGATTACCCGAAGTACGGAATTAAGAAAGGGGATTCGTACTACTGGTGGCAATTTCGCTTCGATAGTGTGCTTCACATGCAGCTGACACCTCCAACTCGCGGTCAGCTGACGCAGAGTTCATTCCTTCAAGAGCTCTACGAGATCGAAGATGGTCTTGGAGCTCTCTCTGCAGACAAGTCCCTCGCTGATGAAGTCCCCAGCTTCGTCGATCGAATCAACGATCTTCGTTCGACTTGTGAAGACAGTCTCTCGAACATGCCAGAGCAGCTCCAGGAATCGTCGAACGCAGGCCAACTCCTTCAGGAGCGTATTGATGGGCTAGAGTCGTGGGCTGGCGATCTCGAAGGGTTTGATCTTGAAGTCGACGAAGATCAGATTCGAGAAGATGTCAAGAACGAGTACGAAGAGTGGGACGAGAATGCTGCTCGAGACGAGATTATTCACGAGCTCGAACAGCAGACTCTCGAGGAGGATGCTGAGTTCGACGCTGACGAGCACAAAGAAGAGATCGGGACAGAACTTGAGAAGCGCCACGAAGCTTGGCAAGAAGAGCTCGATAACGAAGCTCAGACTCGAATCGAGTCTGCTTGGGAAGACATCCTGAACGACATTCAGGGATGCGAGAGCGGGCTTTAGAACGTCACGAGCGACATGGTTGTGTAGACGAGTTCGATTCTCGTCCGCTCGTCTGCGATGCAGTGCGAGCAGGGTTGTCATCTTCCCTGTCTCCTACCAGCGCGATCGTTGGTTCTTGCACTGCATCGCTATTTCTATAGGATCTTCACGTGTAGGACAGCCTAGGACGCATTCGTTTGCAGAGTAGGGTATAACTGTACCCCCCGCAAAACGCATGAACCCTCGAGAGCTTTCGGGCTCTCGAGGGTTTTTTGTTGTCGCACGTTCGCGCTTTCGAAGCTGTCGAGCTTGCTTTAGGTTTGAGCGAACTGTGTCTTCCAAAATTGCAGAGCTCGTCTCAGGTTTGAGCGAATCATGCTTAGACTCTTCGAATCTGATGAGGCGGGTTAGTTATCACTGCTGAAGTGTCATGAAAATCACACAGCACATTTGCAGCTGCTAGACGCGCTCTCAAAGCATTGTCTTGAATAGGATCGATCGTTCCGACTCGAGCAGTTAGAAACAACGTCTCGTCTCCTGTTAGAGATAAGACTTCGTCTAAGAGCTTCACGATTCGTCGAAGATTTATCAAGTCTCTTTTTTCAGAAGTCGTCAGAGGTTTCATCTTCGTCTCCTTTTGAGCAACCAAGTATGTTTAGCGAAGACATAACACACGATTCTATTGTCTACGCAAAATTCAGTTGGGTAGTACTGTTTCACAAGCTTAGGAGCAAATATCGAAAGCCATATGCCAGCGAGACATAGAGTAAACAGAGAACGATACTTTCGCTTGATCACAGCTTGTCTCCTTCAATGGGGATCATTTCGTACTTCTCTTTCAAGCCATAGACTTTACGAAGCCCAAAGTACTCAAGGATAGCAGGGCCAGGGACATGTCCATGAAGAACTTGACTGAGATATGATGGTGTAACGAACATGGCTGTGGCTGCGTTGTTCACGCTTCCCGTCTTGCGCGCAAGAGCACGAATCATCTCAGCAACATCGTCGATAGTGTACAGCGTCGTCATTTCTCATCTCCTATTTTCTCGAAGTCGAGCTTTGACTTCACAAGTTCGATATATTTCGGGTCTTGTTCGATCCCAACGACCCTACGACCTAGATTTTGACACGCGACGAGTGTAGTTCCGCTCCCGCAGAAAGGATCGAGAACTAAGTCACCTGGGTTAGAGTAGATCCTAACAAGGCGCTCAATCAATGATAGTGGCTTCTCGAAGGGGTGCATGGGAGGAAGCACTAGTCTATCATCAAAGATGCCTGTCATCTGTGACCAGTGGAGGAGATTGAAAGTTGATCCTTGACGTTTGACGAGAATAATTTCTACGAAACGCCCGCATTTCCTCGTAAAATTCTTTGTGCTGGGCATTTTGACCCAAAACAAAAACTCGTCTGGAATGAAAAACTGATGCTCAGGCTTGCAGAAAATTAGAATATTCCCTCTACACACCCTCTGAAGTTCTGCTAGATCGAAATCAACAGCATCGTAGGGAGGGTCTGATATGATGCAGTCGAAGATTGAGGTCGAAGCCCGAATGATCTCCCACGCATTTCCTAGAATGACCTTTTGATCAAGACTCGAAGCAGTACTCATTTCTTGTACTCTGTTCCCATCAACTGCGCAATGATTATCATCTCGTACTCTTTGTTGATCTTTTCAAGACCTTCGAGATCTCCAAGCAGCTCAGAATCATCGATGATTGTACTATCATCACCGGGAACTAGTGGCCCTTGAAGTAGTTCTTTCGCCTCAGAATCTGACAAGAGATTTTGTTTGTAGACATTCGTTATTACAGCAAGTCTGAGCTGTCGAGCACTTCGTCGAGTCTTGAGTTGTTCTAGACTAAGCTTTGCATTATTGTTCATAGCTTGATCCTTTCTTCTGCCTTCGTCGAACTTCAATTGCTTTGATCATACTCTATACCACCGTTCAGATCTGGGGCCGCCACGTTTACCCTCCTCGGCTGACGCCTTCTCGTGTCTTGCATGCTTCGAGGCCTCGAGAGCTTTCAGAGCTGCTCGGATCATATAGTCCGAGGCTTCGGGGAGACCTTCGCACAATTGTATGACGGTTAATCCCTCGAGTGCAGCTTCAAGTAGCTGAAGAATCTTTAGAGAGACATCTATACTTTGGGGACCTTTTGTCATCTCTGCTTCAGAAACTTCGACCTCGTAGTGTTGATCAAGATCCAGAAACCGAAACGACCACGATGACCCTGCTGCAGACTTGAATTCGGACTCGACTGAAACCCAGCCTTCAGAGGTTGGTCGATCTCCTTTCAAGTACAACGTCCCTTCTGAAAATGCATGAAAAGCTACACTCCCATAGGATGACTTCGAGTCTCCTGCTCCTTTAGATCTGTGATGCACAAGGATAACAGACGATTTCAGCTCTGTTTGAATGATCTGAGCTGTAGCGAAGACACTGTTCCCTACTTCAGAAGCTTTGAATTCGTCGACATCCTCGAGCATTCTCAAAGTAGGGTCAAAGACTACTAAAGCTAAGCCTCCGTGACGATCTTTGATCTCGCGAAGCCATGTAAGCAAGTCAGCAGTATCTCTTGCTGTAAAGAGGAACTCCCTTGACAGATCTAGATACAAAGGAAGCTTTACCTTCGGGAAAGATACGCTTGGAAGACTTACTTTTCCACCCAGCCCTTTCGAGATCAAGATCTTCTGAAAACGATCTTGAAGAAGGTAGTCTGGATCTTCTTTCGTGATGATCACGACAGGGCCTGCTCGAGGTATGTCGAACTTCTGAAGGAATGGCTTCCCTGAAGCAACAGAGATTCCAAGATCTAGAGCTAGCCAAGACTTCCCCATCTTGGGAGCTCCTACGATCATCCCAACAGATTCTGCGAGCAAAATATGATCAACGAGCCATCGACCCTCTCGAACAGGCGACTCGAGGAAATCAGTCAAAGTAGCTCTTGAGACTCGTCGAGAGCGCTTCCTTGTCGCTGATTCGATCAAGTGCTCGATCATCTTTGACATCTCATCGACATCTCGAACTCGCAGCCAGACATCTCGAAGATCTTTTTCTCCTCGGAACGGATCGAGGACCTTTGATAGCTCACACGAGATTGGGATAATCCCCTCAGCTAGACATATCTCAGCAATCGATGCTTGAGATGTCTGACCAGCTTCATCGTAGTCGAATAGAATCACGAGCTCTCGAACCCCCAGTGCTTTGAATCGAGCAAAGCTCCGATCTAGATTTGGAGTAAGAGCTCCTTTCGTAACTCCAAAAGCAGGGAGTCCCAAGTGTCGCAAGACTCCACAGTCTGATTCTCCTTCTGTTAAGTAGAGTCGAGAAGGAAGAGTTTCTAGAGGATCTGGCCACAGAGGAGGAGTTGCTCCTCCTGGAGGGTGCCAGGAGTACATCTTCCCCCCAGCAGTTCTATGTTTTGTGACTTGAGAGCGTTCCCAAGTAAACTTGATCGTAGATTTACTAAATGCGACGCCCCACGATTCCCATTCAGACGCATTGATCCCTGTGTATGATTCCCACCAAGACGACGCTGACTCTGTACTTGAAGGGACGATAGTGACGATTGGAGGCTCACTCTGACCTTCAATAGCTTCAAGGATATCTTGATATTTACACCCAGCAAAATCGTGAATCAGGACCTTCCCTTCAGGAGTCTCAGTTATCGACAACGAGGCGACTTTGTCAGCATGTGCCGGGCAGACAGCTGTATAGCCGTTACTCGAAGGGGCTACTCCTTCGAGATGCTCGAGCCACCACGAAAGAGACTTGTCAGCAGTCATTCATCTTCTCCCTAAGTCTTCGAGCTCTTTGAGCTTGTCTGAGTTTCTCTCGAGTCTCTTGTGAAGGGTACTTGCCTCTGTGAGTAAGACTGTTTCTTTCTCGCATCTTCTGAGTACGAGTTTTACCCCTGTTAGCTCGACTAATCTTTTCTCGATGATCGAAAGACAGATGATAGGGTCTTACTCTAGTTCGAGCTACAGAGTTAACTTGCGGACAAATGTTATAAAGCTTCTCTAATCCCAAGAAGTCTATGAGTCTCTGTTCGTATAGAGTACAATTATAGGGATCACAATACAGGAGGACCCTGAACCTAAAAGCTCCTTCACCATACTTGTTGAAAGCATTCTGAAGATGTGAGTTAACATGAACTCTACATCTTAGATCATATAGATGACAGTCTCTTCGAAAAAGCATGTCACTCGATGATCCAATATACCTCGTCTCAGAACACGAGAAAGTGATTTGATAGACACCAGAAATCTTCATTAAAATCCCTTCGTCATGTCACCCCATCGTTTTCCGATCTTAACATCGACTTTCAAAGGAATATCAAAAACGACTCCATCGGGAAGAGCTCTGCAAACCTCCATAGTCGATTCAATCGTAGGGACCCATTCTTCGATCATCTCTTCGGGAACGAGAAACAGAATTGAGTCGTGAACTGTCGAGATGATTCGAATCTCTTTGGGGAGAACATGTTCTTTCAAATAGATCAAGTTCGTGAGGCATATGTCCGACGCTAGGGATTGGATGGGGGTGTTTACACCCTTTCGCTCCATCAAATAGATAGTATCCTGAAGCATCAGAGGGAATCTTCGACGACGTCCAGTCGGTGTTTCGACGAATCGTTGGGCTCGAACTAGACGATGCTGTCGATCAATCCAATCACGCAGTCCCGGGAAACCATTCAAGAAGTCGTTCAAAAACTTCTCAGCTTCCCAGAATGTCCAAGGAGTTCCTCCATGTTCGACTACATAGTCCATCTCCCACCCTTCTGAGAGAGATTTAGCTCCACGCCCGTAGATAATTCCAAAGTCAACATACTTAGCCATGTAGCGCTCAAGCTCAGTAACGTCTTTAGTAGACTTTCTGAACATCGTCGCCGCGACTTCTCGATGGATGTCTCGACCAGTCCTAAAGATTGTAGCCATGTTTATATCTCGAGAATACCATGCAACTACTCTTAATTCGAGCTGCGAATAATCACCCTCCATGAGCATGTACCCATCAGGGGCTTCGAAGCCATCTCGAACGATCCTCCCCATTAGAATTGGGATGTTCTGGAGGTTTGGATCACGACAAGCTAATCTGCCAGTATCTACTCCTGTCAGCAAGAAATCAGGATGAACTCGACCGTTGCGAGAACGTTCGAGAAGCCCAGTCATGTATGTCTGAAGGACTTTTGACTTCTGACGGTACTCCATTAGGGTTGTCAGGAATAGCCTGGCGATCTCAGAAAGCTTGTAATGTTTGAGGTATGAGCTTACGAAATCACGTTCTGTTGATACGAGATTGATCTTCATTGCCTTCATTACCTTCTTGATCTGCAAAGGTGATGCAGGATTGAGATCTTCGATCCCATGTGCTCTTGCAGTACTCGCAAGAACTTCTGAGAGCTGTAACAATTCTCCAGTCAAGAGATCTGATTGTGTCTTGAAGTATTCCACATTGATCGGGACTCCTGTTCGTTCGACTTGAGCGAGGGCTCGAGCTCCTGGGACTAGAATTCGATTGACTAGCTGCATGAGTTTTGGTGATTCTTCGTCGAGTTCTTCGAGAAGATCAAAGTACAGACGAACAGTACAGTAACAATCCATTGCATGATATTGATAGAGAGCATCCCAAGATCGTTCACTAGATGGGGTTTTCAAGAACGACTCGAAGTCGAAACGATAGTCAGAGATATCATATCGAAGTCGAGCTTGATCTTTCAATCCTAGAGATCGATACCCTCGACCTGTGACAGCATCTCCCGATCCACGTTCATCCTGAGCATACTGCATCAGCATCGTATCTGCGATATTCGAGGGCTCGAAATCTTCGTCGAGCCATGTTTGAAGGAACTGCAAATCGAACTTACAGTTATGAAACACGATAGTCTTTGTTGCATCGATCAGCAAATCAATGATTCGCTGACTCACTTGTGTAGTATTCGCATATTGAAATGGAATGATGACAACGAGTCCTCGAAGAGAATCGTCTTGATCAATTGCCCCAAACCCAACGGAGAAGATCTCGTCTGACAAGAAGTCGAACCCAGATGTCTCCAAGTCACACGAGACCACAGAAGCACCCTGTAGATATCCCAAGTACTCGAGAGCTTCTTCGATAGATTGGGCTACTAGGGTTGTAATCTCGGGAGATGAGTAGGGGGAGAAGCTCAAGCTCCACTTCAAAATATCTTTTGAAAAGTCCCGAAATAGATCAGGGTTTCGAGTTACAGCAGCTGAGTGAAACGTTGAAACAAGATATATTGACTTCGATGACGTAGAGTGACTCCACATCATCCCCTGACCATGAACTTTCGTGATCGCCGTAGTCTTCCCAGGAGACAACATCGTCGAAGCTGCACTTCCTCCAACTGTCAGGATTTTAGTTGGAGAGACTTGTTCGAGCTCTCTCATCAGTCGTTCTGAGCAAGCGTTTATCGCAGACTGTGAGGGGGTTTTGTTGTCAGGCGGTCTGCATGAACAGGCATTGAGAAAGCTCACTTTCTCGAGATCAACTCCTGCAGCCTTTAAGGTCTCGCGAAGAAGCTGGCCTGATACTCCTACAAAAGGCTTTTTCTGAACAACTTCGACAGCCCCGGGAGCTTCTCCCACAACAGCAACCCCCTCTGAGACTAGTATGCTAGGGACTGGAGGGCAATCCTTGAGTGGACATTTTAGGCAGGGTTCGTAGTTGGGTATCACTAGCGCCTCCCGAGACAATAGTATCAAACACCTTGATGTTCTCTCGAACGATCTCGAGATTCTCGCTTGAGATAGAAGTGGTGAAGTAGATCTTAGATCGCCTAGGATACTCTGGTGCAGGAACGTTTGGGTCAAGACGAAGTCCTGCAATCCCATAGACGATAGGTTTAGCTGAGTCGATTGATCTGATGAGATCTCCAAAATCTTCGACGATCGACTCGAGAGCCCAAAGATCTCTCCCCCACCCAAGAAGATGAATCTCAGGATCAGAAAGCGTTGCAGCTACTGGAAAGATGACATGTCTCAGCAGATGATGCAACCCTCCTTCCCACATCTCGTAGTCTTTTGAGACTCCAATTGTAGGGAAGAAAGTCGATGATTCTCCAGACTTTTTTTGGATAGCAAGGAACTCGAGAACCAGCTCTTGTAAACAAGACGAGAACTCAGCAGGAGAAGATCCTTGAGGTACAAGCATCAGACGAGGAATTGGAGTCATCTGTCGCAGCCTCGCTTCATTCACAAGAAAGAATTGAAGAGCTTCTCGAGTACGACGAACAGTGTCTGCTCGATCGAATAAGTGATCAGGACAGACGATCTCAGAAGCTCTGATCTCTTCAGCCTGCTGCAAGAGAATTTCTGGAGACTCCCCATGCTTCTTCTCGTGTGCCGAGTTGTCTAGAATGATGTAAGCACCATTCCAAGATTCAGTAATATAAAAGTTTTCGTATCTCGGGCTTTGAAGCAAGTGAGATAGAACCAAGTGATGCTGTCGACCTACAGCCAAGCTAAGATTTGGGATCGGGGGAAGGATTGTTGGTTTCATGCACTACTCCTCAAAATTACACTGGAACGGTATGATCTTCTCGAGAAGGTACGATGCTGTCAAGTTCGTACAAATCTCAGAGACGATTGTAGGGATATTAAAGTACTTCGCCCAAGCTTCATAACGATCAAGAATCTGAAGATCCTTCCCGAGTTCTGAAGCATCCCACTCGAGAATGTCAAGATACTCGCATTGAGCTCGTTCAGCCCATCGCCACTCTCGAGAGAATCCCTTCTTCAAGATCATCGTCGTCTCGAGGTATTTCGAGATCTGAATACGTGCCGAGGCTGCGCATGCTAAGGGATTTCGAGGCCACACGCTACACCCTCTCGACGATGCAAGAGGACAGTACTCTTTAGATTTGACGAGAGAGTAGAATACCTTCTTGGTCTCGTCAACCCAAATAGACTTTTCTTCGAACATTGATTGAGTTTGTGGATCGAGCTTCAACCACTCAGACTCTATCGGGAGATAGTCTAGAGTAAGAGGGCCGAAGGATCGACAACATACGCTACACAAATCTTCGCAGATGAACTTGCGATAGATCGAGGGACCTACTTTGACAGCTTTAGACGGGAAGAGATCTTCGGGTACCTCTTCGAAGATGACTCGAACAGGAAATCGAGAGGGGGAGAGTAGCACAAGATGCTTGAGCTCTCGAATAACAGTTGAGGGAATTGAAAGCGTCATGACCAGTCTCTCTTTCTCAGAAGTGCCAAGAGAAACCCACAGTAATTTACTATGTCGCGAACTTCCTCACGAACTCGATCCTCGTCTCCCGAGATCTCGTACCCGATTGCTCGAGCAGCCTTCATAAAGATCGTGTAGGTTACATCAGAAATCCCGTGAGGAAACATCTGCTCGATGGGAACAACAGCATTCTCTCCAGCTTCACTGTGAATCTGGATGATCTTTTGACACTCTTGAATTTCTTCTTGGACCACTTCAACAAAGCTTGGCATAGTAGAATCTCCTTGTAGGACTGTCTAGGACATGTCCATTTAGTGAGAAGGGTATCTTTATACCCTAAGATTTTGAGCAATTTTGAGTGGACCCGAGAGGACTCGAACACTCTATCACTTGCCGGGAGGCAACAAGTGGTTCTCCCAGTTGAACTACGGGCCCGAGGCTCGCAGGTCTAGCCTGCGAGTCGATTTACTTACATAGGGTCTTTAAGACCATTTGCTCGAAAGGCTTCTGCTCTTTCTATGCATGTGGGACATTTTCTACAAGGAGTCAGATCTCCTTCGTAGCAAGACCACATTAAGTGGAACGGAGCATTCAGCTCGTGGCCGAGCTTAACGATGTCTCGCTTCATCATCCACTGGAAGGGAGTGAACAGCCGGGCCTTCGAGTACGTCCCAACATAGACTGCTGCCGCCATGGAGCCGTTAAACTCAGGGGTACAATCAGGGTAGGCCCAATTACGAGCATCTTCAGCATGAGTAGCAATGTAGACTGAGTCTGCTTCGATTTGAAGAGCTATCGAGACTGCAGCTGAAATCAAGACTGCATTCCGGAAGGGAACATACGTCGGGGAAGGGCCAACCTCTTCTGCCAGTTCTTGATACGACAGATGAGGCATGGGTGTGGTACTCAAGAGAGCTCCCATGGGAATAAAAGAGAAGACATCTTCGAGAGATAAAGTTTTCAGGGGTACTCTGAAGAAGTCTGATAGATGTTGAGCAGCCTCTCCCTCAGCACCTCTGTGCCTCTGGCCATAGTCGATAGATAGAGGGATGACATCGATGCTTTCGTGATAGAGTTTCGTCAAGAGAGTTCCTGAGTCGAGCCCTCCAGAAAGTAGTAAGACAGCACTCATAGTCACCTCTTTTGAATCAAAGATAAGAATTCAGCTCGAAGATCGACATCATCGACAAAGATTCCTCGAATTGCTGATGTTGTTGTAATCGTCCCAGGCTTCAGAATGCCTCGCATTGCCATGCACAGATGTTCAGCTTGAAGCACAACAATGACTCCTTGAGGCCCAAGAGGCTCTTCGAACAACGTATCAGCAACTTGCGCTGTCAGTCTCTCTTGGACTTGAAGTCGTCTAGCAAAGATTTCGACGACTCGAGCAATTTTTGAGATCCCGATGATCTTGTCTTCAGGGATGTACCCAATATGAGCTACTCCGAAGAACGGCAACAAATGATGCTCGCATGTCGAATAGAAAGGAATCTGAGTGACTGAGATCAAGTCGTGATGTCCTTCAGAATCGAAAGTTCGAAGGATTGCTGCAGGATCTTGACCATACCCTGCCCACATCTCTCGATAGGCAGCAGCGACTCTTCGAGGAGTATCTTTGAGCCCTTCTCGAGTATAGTCATCTCCAGATTCTATCAGAAGGCTCTCAATGAGAGTCTCAAGTCGATCAGACATTCTACACACCTCGCTTGTGTCCCCACAGAAGAACATGAAGCTGTGGGAGAAAATAGGCACTTCGAAGAGCAGGACGATCAAAAGATCTCTTCGTCAGATCTCGAAGTCTCTGAAGAACATCACTTGAAGAGTCTGTTGGGAGAGTCCCACATGATAGATAGAGATGATCTCCGACTTCAGAGAACTGTTCAGCAAAATCGAGATCTCTTTCTTCGAAGACAACGATCTTGTAGAACTCGCTTTTTCGAAGATGTTCGAATCGATGATCTACGCATGTTCGTTGTTGATATGCTTCAGGCTGAGACCACTTGGGTTTAGGAGAGACAACGAGACAGTCGACCCAAGTTATCCAAGGCTTCCAGAGTGTTCCTTGAGTTTCAACAGCTACTCGATACCCTCCCGATTGAAGACGAGACACGAGATCACTCAAGTCATATAATAGAGGGTTTCCTCCTGTCAGGACGACCCACTCGACTTCAAGAAGAGATCGAATACGCGATAGAATCTCTTCAATTGAGAGCATCTTCGTTCTTGGATTAGACGAGACAGCATGCATCGAATCACACCATGTACAGCGAAGATCGCAGCCAGCAAATCGAACAAATGTTGATCTGAGGCCGATCTGAGGGCCTTCTCCTTGAAGAGTAGGCCCAAAGATCTCGACGACAGGAAAGCTATTCGACATCAACTACCTCTGCATACGATGTAGCTGTCTCATAGATACGAACTCGGGAGACTTTCGATGTCTTTCTTCGGATGATCTTGAAGATGATCATTGCTAGAATCTCTACTGTCGGGACAGCTACGATCAGATCATTCAAGTGATGATGATCAAATCGATCGAGAACTTCAGTCTTGACGATCTCTGAGAGATCTCCGAAGTCTGTGATCATCCCTTCATCAGAGGCTCCCTCTACTAAGTTGATCTCTCCTGAGAGTTCGACTTGAACTCGATACGAGTGCCCATGAAGGTTCTTGCACTTCCCTTTGTGATTGGGGAGTTGATGAGAAGCTTCGAATGTAAATTCTTTACAGATTCGTGTCTCAATCATGTTTCTTTCTCGACTTTCTTGACCCAGTTAACAACGATGTATGTCAATGGGGTAGCACAGACTTCGTAGAGGATCTTGAAAGCTCCCATCGAGAGAATCAAGGATCCTAGAGCTGAAAGTGGCATCGTCCCATAGAAGGCGATGGATGCGAAGATCAAGGTGTCCAAGTACTCGCCGAAGATCGTCGAAGTAATCGTTCGAACCCACAAGTACTTCTCGTGAGTTAGCTTCTTGATAGTTACCATGATCCAGACGTTCAAGTTAGAGCCGGCCAGGTACCCAGCAAACGAAGCAATCAAGAGTCGAACGGTAAATCCCAAGACTGTCTGAAAGGCTGCTTGATTCTGCCAGAAGACTGGAGCTGGAAGCCACAAGCAGATGTAGAAGAATAGAACAGCCAGGGCATTCAACCCAAAGGCTGTGAAGATAACTTTCTGAGCTGTCTTCAAGCCATAACATTCTGGGATCACATCGTTCAGGATGTAGACGATCGGGAACAGCCAGACAGCTGTAGTAAAGATCAACCCGAAAGGTGCTTGCCAGAGCTTTCCAGCTATGATGTTGGACACGATCAAGGCTACTGAAGACAGAGCGACCAAGACGACGAACAGGAATGAGAAGCGTTTGCGAAACATTATGATACTCCTTTTGTTTGAAATGGGTTGCTTCGACCATCTGGGGGACTAGCCCTGCATTGGTAAGTTACAGCCACCTCCTTTCAACTTGGGTGCCCACGCAACAGCTTCTGCTCTAATCTCAATCCCTCCTCGAGGGACTTGTGTGACTGTAACTTTCACACTCGTCGCATCAAGAACGTCTTGAACGTCTCGAGCAATCTCTGCTGCTAGAGCCTCACAAAACGTTCCTGCTTCACGAAATGTCATCAAGTATAGTTTCAAACTCTTAGACTCTAGACACTTGTCGCGCGGGTTATAAGAGATCTCGACAGACCCGAAGTCTGGTTGTCCTGTAATCGGGCAAACAGAAGTAAATTCGTGACTCGTCATGGTTACATGAGTAACACCTTTGGGTGTTGGGAATGTCTCAAGCTGCTTGCGAGCACCCCGAACTGTCTTACCTAGAGCTTCAAAAGAACTATTCTCTGAAGATTTGAACATTTGGGCTTCCTTCAAGAAACTTGCGTATCAATACAACAATTGTTGAAGCTTTGCTGTTCTTCGAAGTATAGAGCGTCATGTTCTTCTCCCAAAGATCTGATGTGTATGAGTTCGTCTTAAGTTCGATCCAGAGATCTGGGGGACATCGCGAGTAGATCAGACTCCAAGCCTTGTCCCAGAGTAGAGAGAGCTGATACAAGAAGATCGACTTCTCTGAGCCAGTTCGATGAACGAGCTCTCCAGCAAGGCGAAATCCCATCGTCGGCAGAGCAATCTTCTGAGCTTCGTTGTCGCCTACGATAGTATCTTCAATCAATCGACGACCCTCGAGGACAGCTTGTGCTACTGCTGTGAAGTACAATGATGTCTCGATTCGCTGGCGGCGATACTCGGGAAGAACTCCAACATGTCCAAGCTTGATCATATGACTTTGTGGGCGACCCCCGAACATGTGAGCCCCGACAATCTTATCATCGAGATCTGCAACCCAAAGAGATGGGCGGACCTTGATGCAGTCTCGAATTTGATCTCTCATTGTGAAGCCACCAAGCCCAGCAATGATGTCTGGGTGATTGAAGAGATTCTGGATCTCGTCAAGATCCTTGAGTGTAGCAAATCGAATTCTGAAATTACTCATCTAGTCCTCCTTCTGAAAGAACGGGATTCTGCCAACTTTTCTCGCTGGTACATCAACGTGTGCAGGTTGATTGTTCGATGCAGGCTTGACTGGCTCGTGAACTCTTCTCGAGACTTTAACTAGCTGATCAGGAGGACCTACAATCTTTAGCCACCATTTTGTGCCTGAACTCTTATCTTGAGTCTGCATAACACTCCTCTCTACAAATAAGTAGCGGGGGCGGGATTTGAACCCGCGACCTCGTGGTTATGAGCCACGCGAGCTAACCGCTGCTCCACCCCGCATCGATGCCGGTTACACTGTCCGGCTCGGCTTACCTTTTCCTGTGAGCGCCATTACAACAGCGTAAGCTGCGTTGGAGTCTCACTTGTCGACTGGCTAATAGCCTTGGTTGGATGGACACAAGGGACGACTTCGACACCAGTTTCACAGCCGATGCACAGTCGAGAGATTATCGAAGCTTGAGAGCTGGAGCTTTCTTGGTAGTTGAAGGAGGAGCTGTTGGACCAGCAGCTTTGGTAGTCTTGACTAGTGCAGGCTTGACAATAGGAGCTTCTTCTGCACTCACGAGATCTTCGACACGATTTTGAGTACGTCCTTGATAGATCTCTGTCGAGACGATTGCAATAGCTGGCAAGCCAGCCAGCTCAGGTGAGATGATGTACTTCGACTCTTCATCAACTTCGAAGGACATCTGATCTTCGAGAATGTGTAGGTTGTTCAGGACAGCTTTCAACCGCCACAGGCTCTTCTCCGAGAGGGATGTCGTGAAGAACAGATGACGACCTGCATACTCGTCGCCGCTCACGATCAAGTCCCAACTTAGATAGGGGATGTCACTGGACTTCGAATCACGCATCTCGACGTGATCGACAGCGACAGGATAGCTCCCATCAGGGAGGGCAGCGAAGTCTTCAACTGCGCCGAAATCGATCTGGATTTGCTTGGTCATTTGCTTCCTTCCTTCTTAGAAGTCTTCCCAGTAGCTTTTGGGAAGTGAAGTACATCCATCAAGGATGTAACAGTAGGGTCGACAATCTCATCAGGTACTTCAGCATCAAGACCCTCAGGAATGCGAGCTTTTGTACGGAACTTGGGATAGTTCTGCAGGACCATCACGCGATGAATTTCGTCTTCTTGAGTCTCTGGATTCAAGATAGATGTAGTCGCGAGATACGAGACGAGATCGAAGATCCCAGGCACTTCGTCTGCTAGAGCTCCCACTAATGCTGGTTTGATGACAGTGCCTTCACGAGGATCGATGTCAGACTTCGACATTGCTGTTGCAAAGAGATGCATCGGCAAGTCACGAAATGTTCGGAGAAAGCGTCGCATCTGAACAAGAGCAATCCCGTAATCTCCCTGCTCCAGCAGATCTGGGATTTTTCGGGTTTTGTCACCCTGCGTAAGTAGAGACAAGAGAGCGAACAGATGTGTCTCAGAGATCGAATCGAGTCCGACAGACTTGAACTGGTGCTCAGTCCCACTTAACATCGCATACACTTGATTGTAATCATCCCACGAAGTGATGCGAACAATGTCGATCTTACGACCGACTAAGGATTGAGTGCCTCCTTCGTAGTCGAGCAGGAGCATTGGGGCTGTTCGTTCGTCATCATTTGCAGTCGCGATGAAGCGTGTCTTTCCCTGCCCCGAGGGAGCGAAGATTAGACACTTGAGAAAACGGTTACTTTCAGGTTGAGTGATTTCCATACGATTGTCCTCCGAATGAACTTAAGTCTATTTGATCAAGATTAAGAGAGCCTTAAAGTTAGATTAGAATTCATGCTATCCTCGCGAACTGTGAATCTAGTAAGGCTTGAAAATCACCCCCATCATCCTTGGCCTTACATACTGCAATCAACGGGCAATACCCGCAACGATATACGGACGGCGCAGGATACGCATAAGTATCAGGATGCAAAATACTTTTTTGGATATCTTCAGCTTTTGTGATAGTACGCTTCTCGAACGCACGCAGTTCTGACAAGTTACGATGACCTCCTTCTCTGATGAAGTATCGCTTCCATCCTCTTGCTTTCAAGAGGGTGAGATAGTCTTTGTAGTCGTCGAGATTCAAGCTGCGACGCTGAATCTCTTCGAGATACAATGCAGTTGTTGTAGGTTGATCTTGAGCTCTTGACAAGCCTCCGCCCTTCAAGACAGCCGGGGGCATCGGGACACTCTTCACTAGAGTATTGAATAAGAACCCTTGAGGGATCTTTCCTGTCTTCTTCCAGACGAGATATATGTACCCTGTAACCTGCTCATCAACTTCGAGAGCAGCTGACTCTAAGGGTCGACTTGCAGTCTTGTGATCTACAACCCAAAGCCCATCAGCTCTATCTAGAACTAAGTCGATCTGACCAGTGAGAGTAACATCAGAGTTGGGGAGCCTAACAGTGTATCGTTTCTCAACGTCGACGATGTCTCCAACAAGAGATTCTTCTGCATCATAGTTAACATAGTTCTGATATACCTTCCAAGCTGTGTCCCAGTAGTCGTCGAATTCTTGATGAATGTTCAACCAAATCTGACTGAACTCTCGAGAGATCTTCGACAGCGAGTCTTCAGCACACTTCTTCAGAGCTTCTCTCCCGGCATTTCGATCTCGTTCGTGAGAGTAGTACCCAGCAAGCCCTGCATGAACGATCGTCCCAAACCACAGAGCAGGTTCTGGCTTGATCGGTCTCCACTTCGAGAGAAGTACGCTTTTTCTGCGACAGTCAAGGAAGTCGCGAAGTTCTGTGACAGAGACTGTGTTATTCATGTGCCTCCTTGATTTTCTGAGAGTTGATGAAGAACATCACGAGGTGATATGCATCTCGTTGATGCTGCGTCGGGTGAGGAAATCGTTTTGTAGGGAACGGGTATCTTTTTGAGATTTCAGCTTGCTTCCAGACTCCAGAAGGGATTGTCGTAGCGGCTGGGAATACTTGATGAAGATCTGAGATGATCTCTTGAAGTTCTCGATTCATCTGAGATCGTGTAGGGATTGGAGTATCTTCGATGATGACAGAAACTCCTAGGAGACCTACAACACTACACATCATTGATTCTTTCAGATCCTCGTGTAGAAGATTCCCTGACTCGAGGAGAGTCCCTTGATCATCAACTATAGCATACCCGGTCGTGATCCCAGGGTCAATTCCTACGAAGAACTTCGAAAGGTTACTGAGTATTGTCATGAGATATCTCGATTCTTGAGAGAAGACTAAGTAGATCAGTGTTCGTGAGACGAGCGATGTCTTGGAGCTTTCCAGCTAGATTTTCTGTGACAAGATCATCAACAGTTCCGGGACATTGCAGCGAGATCACTACTGGAGAGTGATTCAACCCAATGCGACGAACTCTAAACGAGCTTTGAAAGACAGCGTCTGCATCCCAAGATCTGTCACAATAGATGATCGAGTTAGCTCGAGTCAACGTCAGTCCATACTTGCCTGTCCCAATCGAAAAGATGAGTACTTGAAGCTTCTCAGATTGAAAAGCATCAATAATAGCTTGTCTCTCTTCAGTAGAAGTTGATGAAGAAATTCGAGCAACTTTCCAATGTCTTTGCAACCTCTCTATAAGCGCTTTGCCAGTCTCGATCCAATGTGTCCAGATCAAGACAGGAGGCTCAGCTCTCCCAACTTCGAGGAGCTCTTCGATGGCATCGAACTTGGATGAGATGTCATCTGCTGATAGATCAAGAGATCGAAGCCCAGAAGTAACTTGCTGCAGCCGAACAAGCTGTGCCATTCGATTCGGGACATCCAAGATCTTCCCACAAGCAAGAGCAGTCTTGAACTCTCTGAGGATCTGATCATACACTACTCTTTGCCCGGGAAGGAGATCAAGCTCGATCGTTTCTTGAAGCTCCTCAGGGAGGTCGATGACATCTTTCATGCTTCGAACGAACATGATGTCTTCGAACTCTTTCTGCATGTTGATATTCTGACGAGACCCTGTGACACTCCATCCCCACTGATCTCGTAGGACGTAACAATATTCTTCGCTGAATCGCCAGTAGCTTGTAAAAGCCTTGGGTAGAAGAATCTGAAACTGTGAGAACAGATCGTCGAGATATCTCGAAGTTGGCGACCCAGACAACGCCCAGACCTTCTCGGCTTTAGTAGTCACGGACCTCAAAGCTTTTGTACGCTTTGCTCCTCGACTCTTGACTAGAATCGACTCGTCGATGATGACTAGATCTCGTTCTCGATAGAACGCTTCAGAATGACGAGAAACAGAGTCGTAGTTTGTGACAACCCATCGATGGTCGAGATCTAAGTCGAGAGGGATCCCATGAACAAGAAATGCATCCTCACCTCCCCAAGCCTTGATCTCTCTCTTCCATGTTCGAAGAAGTGTCAGAGGGGCAACGACAAGGATCTTCTCTAGGTGAAGACCTTGAGCAGCAACAATTGCTACAGCAGTCTTTCCCAATCCTGGAGAGAGACAGAGCATTGATCCTCGAAGCTGTGACCTACAGAGAAATCTAACAGCATCTTGTTGAAAATCATACAGATCCTCCCACTTCGAGTGAGAACAAAGATCAAAGAACTTGTCGCCAGAACAAAGAGGGGGCTGTAGAGGGATGTGATGACCAAAAGCACGAACTAGTCGATGATAGCTAGCGCGAATTCCTGGAAGAACAAATCGAGAGAGATCAATCTGCTTTGCTCCTAGGGTCTTCAAAACAGACTTGTCTGCTGAAGTTGATACACCCTCAACGACGAGTCCTTGGAGATCTTCTCGAACGATTATCATGCGACCCTCTCATATCGACTCTCGAGATTTCTTGACAACACGTTATAAAAATACCCGGGGGTTCCCTCGAGATCTAATCGAACAACGCCTTCAAGACTAAGACTAACGTACTTCCAGATCTTTTGATTCTTTCGATTTCGCCATCGACTCCCGATAAGATCTGATGAGATAGAGTCTGTTCCCTTCTTTGTCTTTACTTTCGTAGGAGAAGACAAGACCGTCAGGACACCTTGTCGAAACGATCGGAACTCATTAGACTTGACTAAGCGAACTAGCCATACAGGCTCGGGTATTGAAGGATCAGCCCAAACACACTTGTCAACGATTCCTTCCCCATCAGGGGTTTGAACAGGGGTGCCTGGAGTGATGTCAGCCATCTACTTCAAGCTCCTTCTCAAGGATGTTCTGCTTACAAGTCCCTCCCGAGGGACGATACAACCCGTAGCATTTCCTCTCCTCGTTACAGTGTGAGCATCGTATGACATCATACATCCCGGCGCCGTCTACGAGTGTCACAAGATTCTTCTTTTCCCAATCATGAGGGCCATACTTGTCTTCGTCTTCTAGGGACAAACAATTCACATATTCGATCGAGCCGTCAAGCTTCGTCACAACCCAAGAATACCCAGTCTTTCTGAGGAACTTGAGAGCATACCCTTCTGACGACCAGAAACGAACATGACCCTCTTCAGTCAGGAACTGCTCTCCTTCGCTGCGAAGATTGATCTTCTTGAATCCAAACTGAATAACTTGAACAGAAGTGTTGCTCATTAATCGTCTCCCTTTAAGTCGATAAGGATATCTCTCGTGTTCTCAAGAGGGTTATACTCGATGAGATCACCCTTCTCTATATCGTGCGCAGCAACACCAACTGGTGTCATCGATCCATCCAGGCGAGCTGGACGAACGTTTCCCATTCAAGTGAAGTAGACGACTTGACCAGTCAGAATTCGTACTGATGCTTTTCGCTCGACAACAATATCTATCATCAGTCAGTTCCTTGACGCTTAGCTGCACGAGAAGCGTAGTCGTAGACGACTTTGTACGCCTTCTCGATCACAGCACCTCGAGCCCCAACAAGAACTGACTCGCCACGAGATTGATCATTCGTTGTGTGACGCCAGTTCTCCCATTCAGCAACTGCGTTGTACAAGCCCCAACCAGTCCCGCGACATGCTGGGACTTCTAAGCCAGTACCTCGTCCGTCGAAGAGTTCTTGAACAGCCTCACGAGAACGATCAAGAGTCACGACAGTTGCTTCGTAGTTCGCGATGCGACGAGCTGCAAGCTCTACATCGACGTCATCCCCAGCAGGAGCCTCAGGGTACGAGTAGACTCTCTCGACGATGTTCGGGACGATCTTCGTTGAAGGCTGGTACGATACGAACATCTCGAAGGCTTGCTGAAGGGTTTCAGTACGTTGTTTAGCACGAGTCATCATCCCTGACATCCACGCAGACAAGTGTTTCTGTGCTGAAGGATCGTGAGTCACGCGATAGACTTCAGTTGCAGCGTACGAAGCCATACGAAGAGTGTTTCTACAGACAGGACGAACAGGAGTAATCATCGTCCTGAGAGCTGCATTCCCGAAGTATGGCGAAATCAAGACCAAGTAGTTCTCGACTGGATCACCTCGGATATTCAGATCAGGGAGATGAACTGACATGAACAGCGTCTCTCCTTTTCCGAGAGCTCCTAACGTCTGAATAGGCGTCTGAACAGCTGCATCGAAGATTTCGCAGATCTCTTGAGGCTCAATCAAGATGTAATCAGGGCCGATGACTCCAAAGATGCGTTCGATTGGATCATCGGGAACAGGCTCGCGAGCGATAGCGCGATACCTTGAAGGGACGGGCTTTTTGCCAGGCCGAGATATGAGAAGATCTGCCATTCGAATTGAGTAGGGAGTCATTCGACTCCAAGCTTCAGTCGCTGTCGTTGGGATTTCTGAGATCTCCCCCAACCCATGCCACTCAGGACGAGTCGAAAAGAAACGTTCATCAAATAAGTCGTGCATGATGTGCCTCCTTAGAACACAGATTCTGCTTGATGCGGAGACCAAGCAGATCGATCAAAGAAACCAGCTAACTTCGAGCACTCGCGACAGTGCGGCTCAGGGGGAGTCAAGATCTTAAACGACCCGAACTTAGCTCCCTCTTCTGAGACTATCTTGCCACAGTTAGAACACATAATGAATCCCCCCGGAGACGCCCCTGAAAGATCAGTAGACCAGAGATTGTCATATACGCAAGGAATGTCGATTGGGAGATCTGGTAGCTTGAGGGTAGTGCTTGGGACTGATCTTGACATTCTGCCTCCCGAAAGAGTGTGTTAAAGTCTGATACTTAATAATAAGATATCAAGATTAGAGACGCATTAGAATCAGATTAGAAAAAGCATAGTTAGTTAGTTTGTCCCTTATGTAATAAGGGACAAACTAACTATGCTATTCCTGCTTAAGACAGGTTAGTCGAGTTATTCTGAGAGTCAGTCAGACGACCTAACTAACTGTACGACAACAACAAATCAGCTGAGCTTCTTCCCGAGTAGGGGAATACTGCCTGAGCTCAACGCCTTATGAAATAGCGGAGCAGCGGCGATTTGTGTAATGAAGCCCAAGACGAACGTCAGGACGGTAGCAATCTTAAGGGCGGCCTCGTTTAGGAATGCGGGGGTCAAGTCTGGGTTGAAGATACCCAGAACCGCGGCAGTGATGAATGCTGCCAAGCCGAGGCCTGAGGCCCAGTATGCTGACGTGCCTTCCTTAATCACGCCGAAGACCTTCAGGAGGTTCACAACGACCGCCACGAGAGCGGCGACTCCCAATAGGGAGACGAACTGGACAGTGAGCTTCACGAGCATATCTAACACTGACATTTGGTGCTCCTTTCAAACGGCTCTGTTGAATGACAAAGCCGGGGTTACCGGTTACGGCTCAAAAGTCACGTTACGCAGAAACCATGACCTGAAACTTACGGGCTCTCCGCTAGTCTGCCCTGTAGCTTTCGTAGGGTCAAACGAGACATCCCAATGAGATAAGTCTACACCATGTGCTCGAGTCATATTATTGTCGGCTCCCGAACCAGCCAGCGATGCTTGAAAACCCCGCTGAAATTATTACGGCAATCGCTCCAACTATCCGGTCAGAACGTCCCAGATCTCGACGTAATGTATCGACGCGCTCATTAGATGTTGCCATATACTTGACGACATCTAACTGCCAGCCAGCGATGTTCTCTTGGTTCGACACAATCTGATCTAAGCGGGAATTAATAGCCCTTAACTCTGCGGCGACCTCTCCAGCTCGAAAACGATTATTTGTTCGCTCAGTCATGTTGTCTCCTTTAGATGACCTGCACCGGGGGACCTTTTCGACCTGGTACCGGCCACGATCCGCGATATTCAACTTGTATCAGCACTTGAGTAATTCTACGAAAGTTAGTAGGGGTTGCGTATTCGACTCCTGCTAGTACTTGAGTGACACGCCTAACATTAGTAGGGGTTGCGTATTCGACTTCGGTCAGAACCTGTGTAACTCTGCGATCAGCCATATTATCTCACAACCGCTCCCGCTTGCAGGGCATTTACTTTTGCTTCTGTCCAAGTAGGATCCTCGCCCCCTGCAGGATCTACAAGATATTCGGCAGATAAATAGCGCGCATAGGCAAGTGTCAGAATTTGATCGGCGCCCTGTGCATCTGTTGTGGCGCTACGCAGGAGTGTGGCGATTTTATCTCCATCTGCTGCCGTTTCCAGAGCATCTACCTCTACCCATACTCGTGCAATGGATGCACCACTTGGCAATCCGGCTAAGTCGGACAGGAGATAAGTAGATTTCTTGTCCACAGTAGATTCATAAACATAGTCGGTGCTATTGGCCGGAATCTCATTCACGCAGTCCCAGGCATCTCCAGCACTAGCGATCAAGTCAGCATATTCAGCAGCGCCAGTAATCGGAACTAGGGCCGCCAACACACCGCCGTCACCACACCAAGAATTGTCAATTGCACCGACGGTATCATTAATAGCTATATCGTCTATAAAGGCATCAGCTGAAACACCAACGACGAAAGAATAGAATTTAGAAACATTCGCGCCAGCCGTATTTGTTACCCCTGTAAAGTCACACACTAATGATCCGTCGAGTTTTACTCGAAATCTGCCTACTCCGGCACCGTTAATTTTTACCCAAACTTCATAAACATGCCATTCATTGACCAATACATTAAGATTTGCAGAGGCTACCCGTTCGGTAGTACTATCATACATTGCAATTACCAATGGGGCGAAAGATTTAACTTGCAAAGATCCAATAGTTGTGCCGGCACTATTCCTCCAATTAAAAAGATGGCCGCCTGCCGTAAATCCTTCGATTCTATATGCAATCCGAGCATAGAATTCTGTATAATTAACTCCCAAATCCACGCCGTAATAAGAACTGTTAAGAGTGCCACTAGGGAGATAATAACTATAATTGCCGGTTCGTTTTTGTGAGGTCGTGGCAGACATATTAGAAGAAGAGGCATTAGTGCGTAATTTATCGCCACTTTCTGCACCGTCTGTAAATAATCGAGTCATGTTGTCTCCTGATAGTCAGCAGTCGAGGCATCCTCATTCCCCCAAGCGCTCCAAGTTGGCTCAGTTGGGGACAAGTACCGAATAAAGGCCCAGTCAAATGTAGCGACACTTGTGTTCGGGGATGAAGAAAGAGCGAGAGTCCCATTCCTACCTGTTCGTGCCCAACTACGAACTGTTCCATCATTTATGGTGGCTTTTATGTTTGTGCCATCATGCCAAATCTCCATAAGATAATAGGTATCTACTGCTGCTGCATCGTAAGTACTTCCCCAGGCTACCATATCATCTAAGAAGTAGAATTTTAATTCAGTGTCCCTTATTAAGTAACAATACCCTCTACCATTAGTAATATCTGTCTCTACAGCAACTCCCAACCGATAAAGTGCATTTATCTTTCCTCTTGTTCTCAAAACAAAGTTTTTTGCGCCCCCAAGGTTTGCCATCAACTTCGATTCGGTGGTGTTGTTGCCTGTTAAGATAAGGGTACTGCCCGAGAAGGTAGCAACGCCACCTCGTTGAGTCCAGAGGGTTGTATTCAACGCTGGACCGTTGAAGTCATCGAACACGAGAAAGGTCTTGACACCACTACTATAGGCAGCGGCATTGACATTCCCATAGTACAAGTAGAAAATTGTATTGTCTGGGGAGGCTTTTACAGAATCAAATCGAACCCAAACCATGGCCTGACTGTCACTGTAGGTCTCTATCCAATAACAGAGAGGGGTTTTGCCATCTGAGGTCGTGAAGCGAATATCGTTATAGTTAGCGAGACATTTTGTACCTACATAAACATTGTTTCCAGAATCTACACCAACAGAGCGATTGATATATAGCCTCATCACATAGTTTGTTAGAGCCCCATCGCTAGTGGGAGCGATAGTTATTTGCTTGCGAAACCACCAGAGTCCCAATGTTTCGGAATGAGGGATGCCATAAAAGCCCTGCGATGCTGGCATTTTAGAAGTCCCCGCCTATCGCGACTACCGTCACGGTCTTGGCGGCAGTAACTGCTGCGACTGCATTGCATTTCAGAATGTAGGTGGCGTGCAATTGAATGAAGGATTGATATGCTGGTTTCAACGTAGCGAGGGCATCCACCTTTACAACAGTTGTATACCCACTACCAATGGGAATATTCACGTTCCCAATATAGAGATCATTCACTCCATCGTTAATGTAGAACGCCAGATTCACGGCAGCAGTATCATTAGAGCAAACAAGGATCCCGTCAATGCGTCCTCCGTTGGCTCCTGCGGTGTAGATAGTTTTTAAGTTAGTGCTGTCGGCGTTAACAATTGTAACACCCGCGTCTACAGGAGTGAGTTCAAATACAGGGCTTATGTTTGCAGTCATTTCATACTCCTAAGTGAAATTAGAATATAAGTATACAGCCAGTGCGGGAGCAGCTACGCCACCACCACCAGGAATTGTCACGAGAGTTTTTGAACTACCTGGAACATCAGTAACAGTAACTCCCACCCCTGCAAAGTCAAGATTTGGTTCGGCAGCAAGCGGCGTTCCCTCATCTTGAATAACGTGACCCCCGCCTGCACCCGGCGCACCACCATCTCTTATAAGTTTCCCAGTCGTCGTATCAAAAACAGCCATGTTCCCATCAACAGCATCTGCTGGACCTACTACATCGCCACCGCCTGCAGGAACTGTACCACCATCCTTGATATGATAACCATCTGTATCGAATACTGCTAGATGTTCATCGGTTGCACCAGCATCACCATAAACATCGCCGCCTGCACTAGGTGAACTCACCCAGCCTGCATCTTGTCTCGAGTAGGGCGTGCTATCTATAGGCGCTTCTTCTATACCTGCTTCGGGGAGATCTTTTGCCTCCCACTGGTCGTTTACGTCAACCCACGTTAAGACTTGTGCATCACCTGGAGTAATATCTGCATCAACAGTCGTCCCAGCGATTGCGGCTGCGTCATCTACAATGCCATCATCATCAGTGTCATAGATGGACTTAAGCATATCCCCCACCTCCCCCATAGGAGAGTTAAATGTAGCAATAACGTGAACGGTTAAGTCTTCACCTGCGTAGGTACTTCCAACTTGGTCCATATCAGCTGATAAGTAGTCGCCATCAGCCCAAGAAGTATCGTCCACAGTTACTGAAAAACCAGTGTGTGCACCATCGGCAATCTGTGGTCGATGTGCCTGGTTCGTGAAGATAGTTGTTCCGTTCTTATGAACATCTACAATAATCGCAGCCCCAGTCGGCGCGACAGTAGCTGTAAGATAAACCTGAGAGATGGTTGCCGTTACACCTAGTTTGTTGTATATCCGGATCGTACCACTAACAGCAGTTAACCTACCTTCAAAGGTAAAAACAGCTGCACGCGTTGCTATTGGTGCCCCTTCTATCGTAACTGTCGTGGCAGTATTAGCTGGATCGTTTTCGGCTAAGACACCAGTACCTTTGAAATTAAGGTTTGGTTGTGCTGCTAATGGGGTCCCTTCATCTTGGATGATGTGCCCGCCAGCACCACCTCCACTACCTGTAGAAACAAATCGTAAGTCTACGAAGTCATTGACGTTGCCGGTACAGCGTAGTGCTGTTTGGCCATAGTATAGCTTGGCCGCACAGATAGCTCTGTCTCCGTCTTCCAACTCTGGGATGTCAGTTTCTGTTAGCATCATGTATGCTGAGATGAATGGGTCCGCCTGTTCCGCTACAAGATCGCCATCTCGAACTGCAAAGACCCCATCTACATCAACAACGATAACAGCAAACCTAGCATAACCCGTAGTAATGGGTGTGACACTGTCTGCTAGACTGACATTAGTTATCTGAGAGTACACCTTCCAACCAGTGGTCGTGCGGTAAGCATTTGGGTAGATATCTACAGTCAATGTACTAACAACAGGGTAATACATCGAAGGTAGGAACTGTTCGCCTCGAACATAGACAGTATCTCCACTCGGCCACTCATGTTGTTTGTGGTGCCAGACAGGACCAACCCCAGTACCAACACCAACACCAACACCAGGAACACCATAGAACGAATCTCGCACTCCCAAAACTTGTAAGGTACCTGGATAGCTACTAGCCGGATCATAACCAATTTTGACTTCTAGCCCTGATAGATTGGGAACACGAACATTTAGAACATTATCAAGGACTACCCCAGTCTTAAGTGTTACATAGATTATCGACGTCTTACCTGGTACTTCTATGATACCCGTCGAGAGATTACCAATAACGCCAAACAAAACGTTGGGCTTCTGTTGGTAAATCTCTAATCGCTTGGTTACAGCATCTTTTATCTTCATAGCTGTTCTAGACACAAATGTTATATATATTAACAGGGCCAAGACCTGCGGAGAACGGTTGAGCCGTTCCCGCAATGAGCTGTAGTGCCCCTTCTTGATGTACAGTAATACCTCCTCGAACAGAAGGGTTTGGCAGTGCAGTTTGGGCTACGCCACCATGCCACGAACTACCCCAACTATGAACAGGATCAGGATCTCCCGCTACGATGCCGGAAAAAGAGACAGCATAGAAATAATCCCACTGACAAATGCTTGCTCCGTATCCTGGGCCTTCTGGAATAAGAGGGCCTGCACACCCAATTACATCCCCAGCGGTTATTTGGATGTGACAGAAAATCTTAGAATATTGCCCGTCCGCAAGATGAATAATACCATGTGCTATAGCA